ATTTTTTTACCACCACGTTGTTTAAACTCTCCTTTACCATTAGCAGTTCTTTCAAACGATGGATGTATAAAGTCAAAACCAGAAACTATTTCATAAGTTTTACCTTCGTATTTAGCTTTGATCTTAGCTTTTTTAAGAGCTTGATACATATAACGCTCAAGACCTGAAGCAAATTTGATACCGTCGTACGTTACCTTCTTTGCTTGTACAGGTCCGCGTTTTCTTTTATAATTCGTTCTCTTCTTCTTCATAATGTAATCCGTCATTACCGTTTTGACCAATAATGTTCATACGGTTGAGCATTGCTTCTTCAATTTCATCACGTAAGCAAGCTCTTGCTGCTTGTATGTATAACAATGCATCCATTATTTCTTCTTGTACATCGATTAGAAAGTCGTTTAAGTCTTTATCTTTGCCTTCAACTTCTTCCATCATCATTGCACCGTACTTAGCTTGACCAACCAGACTACGTTGATCTATCTTTTCGATAACTTGTTGTACGATTTTATCTTCAGTCTTTACGTTATAATTATTCATCTTTTACAAATGTTCCGTTAATCATTTTACCTGTGCGCTTATTGATTACATCATAAGCACATGCTATACACCTTTCTATGCTCACTCCTTGTATATGAGCTAGATTAGTTAATACTACTACCATATCACCAATAGCATCTATTACTTCTAATTCATCATGTTTTAATAATGCTTTAGCTAATTCACCTGCCTCTTCTTGTAATTTAATATATTGAGTTTTAGTATCTCCTTCATCAAACAATCCTCTAGTCTTAGCCCAATATCTTATTTTATTAAATATCTCTATCCTTTCTATATTATCACCATAATCAATTAAAGATTCTAAACTATTTCGTTCATTAAACCACTCAGCTAATGCTTTATTATATACATAGCTTCTGTCATTATTATACATAGATACTCTAGCGTTATCCATTATCCATGTAACCATATATTTATCTAGCGTAAATATACCGTGTTGTGTTTTCCAGCTCATATCTAAATTATCCATCAACTGTCCTTTAAGCTTATTAACTGGACATGGAAATGTAGTAGTTTGCTCTGTGATGTTTACATTCATTTTTTTATTATTATTATTAACTAATTCTTTATATGATTTATTATCTATTCTATAACCATAATCATTTTGTAACTCTAATTCTCTTTTAGATACATAATCTATATCTTCATGTGTTTCTAATACCTCGTATTCTCCTTTTTTATAACCTTGCATTAATGTAACACGGTTTTTTAAATTACGAGTAACACCTATTTTTTTTCCTGGTATATGATATATGTAATACATTAGAGTTTATTATTATATAAGTGTAAGTTGTGAGCAAAATGATAATATGTTCCTACATCAATAGACAACATATCTGCAATCATTTTTTGTAATGATGAAAACTGATACTGATCATTACAGAAGCCGTACCAGAGATCATTAGAACGCATCACAACGCACATGTTTAATGCATTATGTAATATATAAAACTGTACTGCGTAAGTACAAGGAGTATCTTTACTATATTGACGCCACTCCTTAGCGTCGTAAATTGAAATCGCTGCATGTCTTGTTGGTTTATTGGTTTTTATTTGGTTTCTTAATTTAGCAACGACATAATCTATTTGGTCTTGTCTTTGCCATTGCCATCCGTAATTTGAGTTAACATATCCTTCACTGTCAGCCATACGTTCCCATATCGCTGGTACTTTACCATATATATCTCCTAATTTTTTAATATTAGAATCACCTGATAAATACCATTCCCATTCAGCTTCTGCATATCTTAATTTCCAATTACGTTCTTCGTTTACTATATAATTTTCCATAGGTTTATTCATGGTAAATCCTATATTGAATAAAGCTTTAGTATCTCCCTGAGGTATACCATCAACTATAATTTTATCAAGAAAATAGTTGTAAGCTTCTTCTGCATTTCTAAACTTTGTTCGCATATTTAATATAATAGTATTTATAATATTCATAAATCTTAATCCATATAGTTACAGAACCGTATGTCTCTGGAGATCTATGTTTTTTATTATTTATTTGTATGTCAATATACCATGTTCCTTCACCACTTGCGAAAGGTGATATATATATCATATTGTTTATACACCAATGATAAGCTTTATACTCATCAGTAGTTGGCATATACTGACCCATTTTGTTTTTCTTTATTCTTGGCATTTATTCCCAAGGCATTGGCTCATTATTTATAACATCAGTTACTTGTGGTATAAAACTACCTGAATTAGGTTCCCACGTAAAGAAAGCTTCAGCTCCATTATCTCCAAGATTTTGGAATTTAACTTTAAGAACTTTAACTTTAGTATTTTTAAGTTCATAATCTCTATGTACTAACAAGCCGTGATAACTAGCATCATACCATTCACCACCACCTTTAATATTATACATAGTAGGTTCTTCAATCTTACCGTCTTTATCTTTATACATTTTAGTTGGATGAGCTACAATAAAAACTAACACATCATATTTCTTAGCAAAATTTTCTATTTTAGTAAGATACTCCATAGTATATATATTAACATCTATAGATGTAGCATTTTTATCTCTAACTTTATTAAACGGGTCAATAACTAAACATTTAATACCTTTACGTTTAACTAGCTCTGCTCCTTTACGTAATACAGATTCAAGAGTATATCTTTCCATATCAATAAAAAAGAAATTATCATTTACGTGGTCAGCAACTTCATTCCATTTAGCTCCGCCAATATCGTCTCGTCTAGGCATATCACCCCAGACTTTTCTCATCAACTTATGAGCATGTAAATAGTTAGGTGCATTTTCTGGTGAAGCAAAAGCTGTTTTCCAGTTATAATTTGCATTATAACCTACAACCATTTGGTCAACAAAATCAGACTTACCGCTACTAGGTATCCCAGTAACAGTAATAAACTGACCGGTATACGTTGAAAAAATTCTATCAAAGTTTGGTAAACCGACCTGGAATCCAGGCTTGAATCCGTTCTTGACAAAATCTGTAACGTCTCCCTCAATGTCTTTGAACGTTGTGACATTTTCGAGGGGATAGGCCCTCGCTTTTGTAATACACTCTTGTAATTTTTCTTTGCCATGTTTTATTAAATATTCATTAGCGTCTTTACATTCTTTAAAGTCTACTAAAAAACAAACTTCAGCTCCTAATCGTCTAACTAATTCTGATCTTAAAGCCAATCCAGGTTCATCTGTATCTACTGCTAATATTATTTTAGTTTTACCTTCAAAATAATCTATACAATTATCTAAGTAATCTAAATTATTATGAGTTAGTGTTGCTCCATTTGGAACTGATATAACATTTTTAATTCCAGCTTCATGTAACGCTAACACGTCCATTTCACCTTCAGTTATAATGCAACTGTCATATCCTATAACACTATTAATATTATAAAATATTTTCTCTGCTCCTTTATATAGTTTAAAATTCTTACGACCATCTCTATATTTAATATTAATAAGTTGATCGCCAATTATATAATTAAATTGTATAGTGTTCTCAGACTTCCCAGTTTGTGGCATATACTCAGAACCTTGACCAACTTTAAGTTCGTCTAAGGTTTGTTGAGATATACCTCTACTTTCAAACCATTCAGTAACTTTATCTTTTACACAAAGATATTTAGTTATTTCTGGTCTTACATAATCTTTATCTGATGCTCCTTTGCGTTGATAAGTATGTAGTTGTAAAGTAGTATTACAATTATGACAAGTACCGAGACCCCGTTCCCAATCATAAGAGCAACATTTAGCTTTCTGATTTTTGGGTTTTCTAGTGTGAGAACATAAAGGACAAATCCCTTGTTTCTTACCCACTTCTAGGTTATATTGATTGAACGTGTCAATCAAGAATCCATTGATCTCTTGGTTTTCTATCATATATTAAAATGGTAAATCGTCTTCTACTTCTTTCTTAACTTGTGGTTTAACTGGTTGTTGAGTGTTATCTCTTGGAGTAACATCTACGTTATTTCCATTTGTCCACACTATTTGAACATTTCCTAAATAAGTTTTAGCTTCTTTAGCTTCACGTTCTTCTTTGCTTTGTGCTATTGTAATAGGACCATTGTTTCCAAACTGGTCTACTTCGTCATTTAAAGTAACTACAATAGGTAAGTATTTACCTTTTTTACCGGTGATTATTTTAGTTTTATCAACGTTGTTAAGATTAATACTAGCTCTAATTATTGATGCCATATTATAATGTTTTATTAATAAAATACTGATCTGGTTCAAACCCTTTGGTTTCAAAAAACAGACTGTATTGTTCAACTGCTCTTTCTACTTTATCTTTACCACGCTCTAAAAATTCGGGTGAACAGTCGAATAACCCTATTTGATGCGTGTTTTTATCTACAACTATAAATACAAATTCATACTCAAACAATGAACTATATATATAAGCTTGTGAGTCATAATTATATAACCAAGCTGATTTAGAAAATTTTTGAATATCATTAGTTGTTTTTAAATCTATAATTAATTTCTCATCATGATTTATTATATCAGCCTTTCCTTTCCACATTTTACCACATATCTCTTTTACACCTGGTTTCTCATAATCTACATTCTTACTTCTAATTAAATCTTTACAAATTTTATTTTTTAAAACTTTATCTATCATTAACTCTAATGAATCTACTTCGTGTTGAAGTAAGCACATCTCACCACCTGACATTTCTCTATAAACTTTAGTATTCCTAGTTGACGAAGGTATTATTCGGTACTTCTTCAACTTATTAGGTTCAAGTATAGCGGTATGAAAGTATCCGCCGACTAGGAATGCAGGTCTCTGTACAGATTCCTGTCCTAAAGCTAATGGGTTAGTTAATAAAGTTTTAATATCACTATTACTTAAGTATTGTTTACCAAACTCTCCATAATAATGTTCGTCTTCTCTAAGTTTTTCTATTATTTCTTTATTTTTCAATTCTTTCTAATTTATAATATTCTATTTGGTTAAAATAAGGTTTTCCTTTATAAGTACCTTCAAAGCTTGCAATTAAATAATCTTCATTTTCGTCAAAAAAACCATAAGTTACTGTAACAAAGTAATCTTGCTTTTTAATTTCATAATTACTTGTTAATCTACCATTTTCTTCTTTTACAAAATTTTCAACTCCTGGGGAGGGTTGTCTTTCATAGTATATATAACCGTCTTCATCTAAGTTACTTACAAAATTATAACTAATAAATTTATAACCTTGTAATGAATCTTTTTTTATTAATAAAGAATAAGCACTATTTTTTGCATCATAAGAACCCTCAAAGTTCTGAGCTGCTGCGTCACATATAAATAACGCAACTAGTACAATATATATTATCGTCTTTGTTTTATATTTCATATTATAGAGTATTTAATGTCTTCTCTTGATCAGACGTTAGTTGGTATTTCTTTTTAATAGCATCGATTTTTCCACCTGATTTAATGTAGTCTTTAGCTTGAGCTAACTGTCTACCTGTTATTTTTGTTTTATCATGAGTGTTAGTCGCGTCACTATCTTGGGTATCGTCAATAAGAAATAAATTTCCTAATGCATATTTCTTTCCATAACTAGATGCGCTACCAAATCGTTGAGGCATTTGCATACCTTTCTGATCTAGATCTACTCCAACTACTGCCGTAGCATTAATTGTTTCTTTTCCATCAGTTACAGTGGCTGTAGTTTTAATAACTGCAGAATCTACTAATTCTTCATTTATTACTACTGTTACACCAAGCTCCTTAATAAAGGGTTTAATTGCTTCGAGAATATCTTCGGCAGAGCGAAAGTAATATTTGCCGAAAGAGTTAAATCTACTTTTCTTCGATTTAAACCTTGTTTGAATTGTCGCTAATTTTTCGTTTATTGTCATTCGTGTTTGTGTTAAGCGTTATTATTATAATTACATGTTTTATTTGGTATTTACATACCTAACCTACAGATAATCAAGCACTTGCGAGTGATCTACATTATCTATAAGTTTTTGTACCGCTTGCTTTTTTAGCTCTGAAACTCTAACATAAGCACTCGGTCCTACTATTTTTAATTCTTCAGCTATTTCTTTAGCTGAGTATTTATCACAGTCTAAACCATAACTTAATCTTAATACTTCATATTCATTTTCATTTAAATGTTTTACCATTAAACTTTTTAAATACACATTCATTAACTGTATATTATATGGTTCAGATTTATCTGGAATTTCATACATCATATTCTCATCTACATTGCTATTGTTATCTATTGATAAAAATATACTATTAAAAAACATAGCTACCATTTTTTTATCTTTAGGGTTACTACGCATTTCATTCATCTTATGTTCAGGAATACGCATTGTACCTCTTAACATATCTATTCTTCTTCTTATTGCTCCTTTTATTCTTTTAGAGAAAAAAGATTTTAATGTTTTTTCTATATCTTCTGAATCACTTAATAACAACCAATCAAGTTTATCAACAGCTTTAACTAATCCAATACTTCCTTCTTGTATTAAATCCATTATTGTTAATACTCCACACGCTCTACTATCTGTAGAGAATTTTCTAGCCATTGCCTCAACTAAAGGTAAAAACTTTATAATAAGTTCATCTCGTGTATAATAATCATAGAACTTATCTTTAGGCATAGATCTTTTTAGATCTTCTTTATACCTAACGTAATTAGAAATATTATATTTCTTCATTTAATCTTTCTTTTTCTAATTTTAAATCATTACTCATGCGTCTATGTATAGTTCTAGTAGAACATTTTAATGTCTTAGCTAGTTTACTTATTGTTATCTTTTCTGAATCAGACATACATATCATAGTGTTATAAATATCTTCTTGAGATACTTTGCTTCTACCAATTAATTTACCTACAATTGATAACTTTTCCCTAGTAGATAACCCTGTAGACATCTTAAATATTATCTTCCTTAGTTTATTTTTTGGAGGCTCTCCACCTTGTTGTAATACATCTCTAATAATATCTTCTAATAGTTTGTTTTTAATAAAAAACGTAACAAATCCATTATCTTTATTAGCTATAAATCTAGATAAAGTAACAAAGTCAGAGTTTATTATATTATCCATATTAAGATAATATAATACAAAGAAGTGCCACTTTAACGATTTATATGTAGTAATTTTAGCCTTACTATTAAATAGATGATAACACTCATATGTCCCATTCTCATAATACTTGTATTGATGGGTTTCAATTGTAGGTATATCTGTTATAGGATCTCGTTTAAATACAATTCGATGTTTAACCAACCAATCTATATTGCGATTATTCATAATGCTTCATTATGCTATACACATTGCCATGCATACTACAATTTATATTTCTTTTTAAGTTCTTCAACTTTATCATGAGTTTGTTGAGCTTCTTTATATAATTCATCAGCGATTTGATTTGCCATTAACTCTTCTAATCCTTGTATCTCTTGTTTAATTAATTCTTCTTGTGTAATAGTACCTATTTCTAAATTAGGATTAAGAGCTTGCATCTCAGCTAACTCTTGTTTAAATTCAGCATCATTTTGTTGTTGAGCTCCTACTAATTTTTCTACTATTAAATCAGCTAATCTATTTAGTTCTTTTTCTGTCATTGCTTTTCTTTTTAAATTGTTTTATTTTAGTTCTAATACCAAATACATCAGTATAAATAAAATGATTATATAATTTTCTCTGTGCCATATAGTTTGTGTCTAGTTATTAATTGTTCTGTTGATGATGCTATTAAATATTTTTCACCTTCATAATAATTCCAATACGCTGTAATACTACAACCAGGAACTTTATATTTATCAGGCATACACTGCGGAGGTTCTTTAAATTCTTTATCTGTGGGTATATTAGGTGGTAAGAAAGATAGTGGACCAAAACATTTATCTATTGACACATGCTTTCTACCATACCTTTTAGTATACTCTGAACCTAAAGCTAACATGTGATTAAATAACCATCTATATTGTTTATTATTTTCTCTACACCATATTGTTGATGGGTGATTGTAATGTGCTTTTTTATAAGGAACATTATCTCCAGCACCATAATGATGGTGAGCTGTACAAAGCATTTGAGCTGATTCAAGTATCATTTTTACTACATGTTTATTGTATTGTACTTGTGCAGCTTTAACTGGGTCGGAATGTAAATAAAATATATTCATGTATTTATTATCTAAAGTTATTTATATCAAGTCCGTGTGCTAATTTCTTTAAATTATTAATAGCATATCTATGTCTACCTAAAGCTGTATTAATACTTACATTTGTTTTCTTAGCTATCTGCTTAAACGTCATATGTTTATAATACCTATATATTATAATATCTTTTTGTTCTTGTAATAAAGAATCAATTAATTTCTTAATTAATTTATTATTATCATTCAGTATTATAACGTCTTCAATTGATAGGTTATTATCCAACATGTCTAAAATATTTTCGTCATATCTATTTTCATCTAGATTTTTTCTTCTAGTTTTAAGCGATCTATAATGGTCTAACAATGTAGTACCTGCAGCTACTATCACATATGACAGTAGCTTAGTATCTTTAGGTTTAGATTTACTATTTAATAATTTAAAGAAAGTTCTTTGAACTATTTCGTGTGCCAAATGTTTATTCTTTGTTTTATTATATATAACAGCAAAGACATCTCCGTAGTTATTTTTAAATATTTCTCCTAATCTATTATTCATATAATTTATTTACTATTATAGTATAAGCTACAACAAATACTATAACACATATTCCTTCTATATTATTCTTTATCATTCTCTTCATAATCTCCTGAATCTAATAGTTCATCTTTTTTCTCTTGAAATAATTCTTCATATACATCTTGCCACCATTCTTCCAGTGCATAATTAAATTCATATTCCATATCTGACCACAAGTTAGGATCTATCCATACATCAGAGCCGCTAGATAGTTCATTTAATGCTCTTTCTGACCATTCATTATAATCTTCATAGTAAAAACCATCTTGTGATACATAAGGTCTTTCATCATGAGTACACCAAAATATATCATAAGAATCATAAGTTGATTCACTGTATATTTTTAAAGTCCATTTGTCATCTACAAAGTCGCTTGTGTTATCTAGTTTACCGCCATGTTCTTCTTGAATATACTCAAGTAGCCACGGTCCATCAGGCTCTTCCATAAAGCCATCTTGTTCTAATTTTTCTTTGATGATTTCATCAGTTAATAATTCTGCCATTGTTTTAAATTTAAAGTTAGTAGACATGGAAGGAGTTGAACCTTCGTAAGAGTTCTTATTCGTTAGCGTGTTTCTTATGTTCCAGCTACACATTAGTGTTATCTCTTTAATACCATATCATGTCTAAGATTAATCTGTATAATCTTTTTCAATAGTTAAACCTAATTCCCTTGCTACATAGTTAATATGTTTCTGTGTTGTTACACTCCACCAACCATGTTGTATTAGTTTACCAGGATATTCTACTGTTGCTACATGAGTAGAGTAAGACCATATATCGTTGCCTACTCGTCTCAAGTTTTCTTTATATCTATTAAATTTTCTCATATTACTTATTATATTTTTCATTTTATTCTTTTTGCATAGCACCATATTATGAATGAGTAAGCTATTTCAAAATCTTCCCATCCATATATACCTGGACTATTAGCTTTAAAGTATTGTTCCCATAATTCTCTAGCCATAGCCTCATCTGGTACCATCATAACACCTTTAGGTCTTGGCATTGGTGGAGGTAATTTAGATAGCTGATATAATTCTCTAGCAGTGTTAGATATTATTTCTCCATCTTCTACCATCTCCTCGTATTTTTTCTTTGAATCCATATTTATTATTTAATATATTATCTATAGTTTATTTGTTTAAGTCCGTGTAGTATATGCTTGATCTCTTCTTACATCTTTTAAATTTTCTTCTAATTCTTTTAAACCTGTTTCTGTATCAGCTTTAGTATAACCACCAATATGCCAGAATAACATCTCATCTAATTCATAGTGTCTATATTCTTTCCAGTCATAAACTGTAAACACTACTTCTTCTTCAGTTTCAAAGTTAAAATCAAATTGTGACTTATCATTTATAGCACCATAGTTATCCCAGTATTCACAGTTATTATTTTCTGCTATAGCTTTCATTTCATTAGGAGTAGCTACAAAAGTTACATCATGAAACCAAGTACCATTACCACTTGTGTTTTTTAATTTACCCATTAGTATATATTTTTTGCTGCCCACTTTAAATATTCATCATAAGGTTGTTCTTTATCAATGTAACCGTTGTGGACTTTACCGTTACCTAAGAAAGTAATACCTCTAAATCTATTTTTTTCTAAAAATTCCATATTTATCTATTTAAAATTTAGTAACTAGAAGAGGGATTGAACCTCTTTATCCGTCGATAGTCTTAGTCTTTCTGAGGTTTTACCCGTCCTTACTAATTCCAGACCTAGTTATCCAACCTCGAGTCGCTCATAACTTTAATACCATAGTAGGTAGTTAGCGGTGCGCTTCCGGTTGCACTAGCAATTCAGTTACGTGATAATGCTCTAAGGAATACTCCCGCTGAGTCTTACATATCCTATTAACCTACTCGTCTAGCTACTAACATGCTTTACTATAACTATGAAAAACACTATCGCATGCTAGCGTACCAACAATCACTACTACAAACCCCTTCTTCATGTATTGGTCTTTCACAAACCACACACTCATACTCTGGTTGGTCATGAGGATTCATATAATCGTACCATTCCATAATTATTTCTTTTTTGATAATTTTAATTCTTTTCTTACTTTTTTAGACATATAATGTAATGCTCTTGACATAATATAGTCATGCATTTCCATATATTCATCGCCTTCAAGATTTTCATCAGCAGGCATAGACCAATGTATATTCTCATATAATTGTTCTAACATATTTTCAGCACAAACTTGTGCAACTCGATCTAATTCTTTCATTTTTGCCATAGTTATTTATTTTACATTTATATTATCTGTAGTATAATTTATTAAGTCCGTGTAGATATTATTCACCATAAACTATCAATTCTATATCTGAACGAGTGTAACATTCTTGTTCAGGAAAATTAATTTCTCTATTTTGTATTAGTAAATGCTCATCAAGTGGTTGTTTGTAGCAGAAATACATTGCAGTAAATACACCTACAAAATAAACTACTGCAAACATTAATAGTTTACTAATTAAATCTAATGCTTTATTTGTTTTCATTATTTCTTTCTTTAATATAAGATGCTAAAGTTAATCTATCTATTTTATATAGTAAATCTTTACATACCATAGTATAATAACCAGGAGCTATTAAACAGGTTTTACCATCTTTACCCTTAGCTTTTTCTAATTTTGCTACTTCTTTTTCAGCCTTGTCTTTATAATAATTTACTGCTTCAGTAATTATATAGTTTTCAAATCCATTTAGTTTCATAATTTATTTATTTAAGTAATTTTTCTTTGCGTATTTATGTAAGAAATTTAATCTAGCTAGACCTGAAAAGATCTTAGCTCTATCCCACATATCATATTCTCTTGTAACTAGATTCATACCATCTAACATAGTCCATCTAACTTTTCTTTTATACTTGTGATTTAGTTGCCATATTCTATCGCTACTGTCACATCTACGTACATAACCTGATTTATAGGTTGCTAGTGTTTGACCTGTTGGTAGTTTAAATTGACGCGTACCATTGCGCCATTGTCTTTTCGTAGTAGTTTCTACGATACCATCTTCGTGAAGCATAGCCAAAGCATATGCATTTTCTAGATGATACTGTTCTGTTTTCCAGCTCATAGTTATTAATTTAAAGTTAGAGAGCATAGCGGGATTCGAACCCGCACTTTAGTACCGTAGTATGCTCTGTTGCCTCTAGAGGCCTTATATTTTAGACGTGCTCGTACGTTTTTAGGTCGAGTAACAATGCCACACTCGCATCCACGTCTAAGGTGTAATATTGCTTCATCACCATGGGATTCCCTGGTTGATACTGTTATTATTACTACCCGTATATACCGAAACTATTAGGTATTTGTGCTTCACCAGTAATTAATCCGAAGATTAATGTAAGCATACCAATAATAGTTAATCCCATTAGACTATATACCCACGCTTTGAGTATTAAATCTGTTACTTTCACTATTGTTTTATGATTCTTTTTCATCTGCTTCAATTAATTTTTCACCCCATTTCCAGTCGTAACTTGTCCAATCATGAATATCTACTTCTGAAAAACAGGCTAAAGTTCTTATATCGTCTATTGTCATTTCATTATAACGAGTGTAGACGTGTAACTTCGCTATAATATAATTTACTGAGTTTTTATACTTAACCTTGTTCTGCTTAAGTTTAAACTTCACATTTGGCTTAAGTTTATTATATAAATTTTCCATATTAATATTATCTATAGTTTTTATTTATAAGTCCGTGTAGATTAATTCGTTTTTGGTGGCGCAACTAACCAAGTTAAACCTTTGAATTTAAACCATTGGTATTTACCATATTTATATTGGTCATTGCCTTCTTCGTCTTGACCAAGATATTTTTCTTTGAATCCAAATGAGTTTGGTAAGTCACCAACTACATAACCTTTATATTCTATTCTTGTAGTTTTGTCGTGCTCGTTAGTTGTAGTAACAAACATTGTAGTTTTATTTTTAATTCTAAAAGTTGTTTTCATGTTATTGTGTTTTATCTATTAATATATTTAGTTCATCAAATAATTCACCATAAGGAGAATCATATACATTATCTAGTGTATAATTTACATTATTGATAGTGATTTCATATAAATCATTATCTTCATCTATTTTAAATGTTATTTCTTTTATCATTTTTTAAGTGTTATTTAATTAATATATAATCTAGTCCCCACTCATCAGTCTCTTTAGTATATTGTATTTTATTAGATTTAAGTGAGTTAATTAGTTCAACCATATCAGAAGTATATTCAAATAGTATGAATTTATAATTCTCATAGTCTTGTATATTTAAGTTATTATCATTAAAGAAAACATCACAGTCAGACACATAGTGTATCTCAGTATGTTGGTCTAGTAAATAACTTAGTTTATCATAGTTCATAATTCTAATTTTAATCTAGTTAACATTTCTCTAGTTCTTTGTATTTCACTCTCATAATATGAGCCATCTAGTTGTTGCTCGTATATGTGATTTATTAATAAGTGCTTTATATACTCTTTATCTTCTTGAGTTATAAAGTGTTTAGTATTGATTTTTTTAGTCATAGTTAAAAGGTGTTATTTTGTTTAGTTATTAAAATTGGTTAAAAGGTCTGATGCACTAACTCTAGTTGTGCAACCTGTATATATATTATCGAAGGAATTATAATGTAAGTCCGTGATAGTGAGGACCTGAGGATATAAAAATGACAAAAGGCTATTAATAATATAATAGTAATAGCCTAATGTCACTAGTTGATTATACTAATTTCTTCAAATCTCTAACAAACTTTGGTAAGTTATTAGTGTTAGTATAATTACCATATTTATTGAAGCAAGGCATATTGTCAAACTTCTCTTTTAGTTGATTATACACTATGTCATGATTATAAGTGCATTTCTCATTGTTTTTATTAGTAAAAGTTATTACTGTGTTTTTACCAATTAGAGACTTTCTAATGACAAATCTCTTTGTTACTAATTTTACTTGTGTGTTTTTCATTTTTATATTTTTAAAATTCGAATATAGTATCCACATTAAAATAACGTAAGTCCGTGAAGGTCAATAAAAATGGTTAAAAAAAAATAAAAGATGTAAGTCCGTGACTCGCGGTTAAAAGGGTATAAAAAAAGAGCCAGTCGAAACTGACTCTTTGATTATCATTATACAATTGACTTTAATTCTCTAACAAACTTCGGTAGATTCTTACTATTAGTATAACTTGAATACTTCTGAAAGCAATTCATTGACTCGAACTTATCTTTCAATTGATTGTAAACTACATCGTGATTGTACTTACATTCTTCATTCTTGTGATTAGTGAATACGATTACAGTATTCTTGCCGATTAGACTTTTACGTATCACAAATCTTTTTGTTTGTAATACATTTACTTTTGTGTTTTTCATATTATATTATTTTTTAAATTCATATATAGTATCTATATAATATAGACATAACTCCGTGACGATTCCATCATATCATATTACTCGTAAGTCCGTGACTTGCATAGCACTACAAAAAAAGCTAAAAACCTGTACGGTATTACAAGGTCAAGCTAAAAGCGTGATTGCAAATCTCTTAAAACAAGGGCAACCCGGCAAAAACAAAACGACTTTCCTAAAAAAAAGCTAAGTCAAAAAATAGGTAGTAACCCCATATCCCTCTATAAGTAACCTCCCTTATGATATTATACTAGGTATAATATCTATATATAGTATAATTAGTAACTAGCTGTGTCACAATATGTAAATTTCTCGATTAATCTGTAAGGATATATATAGGTACAAAACAAGATAAGTTATGAAAAAATCTCCTCTTAAACAAGATGCTAAATTCAATACTACGTTATACGATAAAAACATACAGAATTTAACTTCATCAGAAAAAAAGACTTTTAGAAAATCTCAAGCTAAAGCAGCTGGGTTTGCAGCTTCGCTTTTACCTATTGGCAGAGGAGTTAAATTAATTAGTAAATTGGGTGGGACGTTTTTTAACACAACTAAGCAATTACTATCTAAGAAAAAAATGGGGCCAAGTAAAGAAACTATTGACTATCTCTTAAACTATTCTAAAGATTTTGGTCCAATTATAAAAAACATGAAAAAATGAAACATCCATTAAAACAAAAAGAAGTCAACGTAGATTCGTTAGCAAATGCAGCATATGAGAAATGGTATGCAAAAAACGTAAAACCAAAGCAAGACGCTTTAGCAGATAAAAAAGTAAGAGATAAATATGATGCTTCGAAACCTAGATATAATCCAAGTTTTAATGATTCAACTTTGGTAAAAGGAGTAAAACCTCCAGTATTACCAAAAGGTACTAACCCAAATCCTACGTTTAAGGAAAAAGTTAAGAATTTCATGAAATTTGTTGCAAGAGGAGCTGGTTATAATCCAGAACACTTGAAAGATTTGTAGAATGCCACAAAAACTAAGTCCTAAAGCTAGAAAAGCTAAAGCAAAAAGAGACCTTGCCGCAGCCAAAACCCCAGATAGAAGGAAAAAAAAGGCTGAAAATCAGCGAAAAAGACGTGATGCTGCTAAAAAACGTGGTATAAACTGGTTATTGGACAAAGATTACGATCATACTAAAAAAAGATTTGTAAAAGTATCTCAAAATAGAGGAAATTACGGAAAAGGTACCAAACCAAAGAAAAAATAATTAAAAAAACTAAATAATGTCAGATATAAGCACATATCCGCTGGGGACAGCAGAGGCAAGTGATCTATTATTAGGTACTGAAGTCGCTGATCCTAATGTTGAAGGAGATACTAATAAAACAAGGAACTTTACAATACAACAAGTTGCAGATATAGCTAAATCTGTAGGAACTTTAGGTTACACACTGTATTCCGCGTTATTAACACAGACTGGAACCAACGCTCCGGTTGCTACTCAGCTACAAAATACAATTGCAGGAACCATGACATGGGCAAGAACAGGTTCTGGTGTATATACTGTAACTAATTCTGGTACGCCTTTTACAGCTGACAAAGTACAAGTGTTTTTGAATGGTGGTAATAACGACGGTACAGTGATTAGATGGGCTAGAACTAGTACAAGTGTAATAACATTGACAGCTAGTGCTGATGCAAAAATAACTGGAGGTTCTTTAGAGGTTAGAATATACTCATAAAAAATAAAAAATGGCAAGAATCAATTCATATCCGTACGATGCAGTTGTTAAAGACAACGATGCTTGGATAGGAACAGAAGCATCGAACAGGAGGACTAAACAATATACTGCTAAGGCAGTTGCTGAGTATTTAAATATAAATGCTAAAGTAAATATTGGTGGTCAAATGTCATTTAAATGGTCTGATACTGAAAAAGGAGGACCAGGTACTATTTCTAAAGAAGGTAGTGGTGGAGCAGGTGCAGGTTTTAATACTTTAAGTAATATTTTTTTATCTGTAACCGAGCTTAATGGACAGAATGTAGTAGCATTTTTAGATTATATAAAAACAAAAAATATTTTAATAGGACAAGGAAATCAAATAAGTCAATTTGGTCACTACACATTAAATACTTACGCTGTTGACACGAACCCTCTTTATTATAAAGGTGGTTTAACATATATAGGTGGAAATGGTACTATAGTAGACGAACAACAATATACACTAATTCATTTTGATATTAGTGACTCTGAAGATAAAACTTTTGTGTTTACGCAAGGTGTACCTTCAGCATCTTGGGTAATAACACACAACTTAAATAAATTCCCCTCAGTTTCAGTAGTAGATACTGCTGATACATCAGGGTTTGGCGCGGTAACTTATGATAGCGCTAATCAACTAACAATAACGTTTTCTGGTGGATTTGCCGGAAAAGCATACTTAAACTAACACAAAAAATGGCAATAGAATTTTTAAATTCGGTAGATTTTAATCAAAATCAAATAATCGCACCGGCAATAGAATCATTAACAGCTGCTCCAGGAACACCTGTAGAAGGTCAAATGTATTTTGATAGCGATGGTGGTGATAAAACAATGTACTTCTGGAATGGATCAGCATGGAGATCAATGGATGGTTCTGCTGGAACAATGACTAACTGGTATTTAAGAGACGATGATGGTGATGACGTAACAGTATCAAATGGCTTATATGTCAAGTTTGTGTCTGCTACAGGAACCGCAGGAACAAACGTTTCAGGTGCTGGTTCTACTGGTGATCCTTTTGTAATGACTATAACTTCTCCAAATACAACTTATAGTGTTGCAACAGCTACTGGTCTTGGATTGATAAAATTAGAAGATAATACTGAACAAGGTACAGCGGCAAACGCAGTAACCTCAACCGCAAGTAGAACATACGGCATACAATTAAATAGTAGTGACCAAGCAGTGGTTAATGTTCCTTGGACAGACACTAATACAACTTATAGCACAGCTACATCCTCTGCACTTGGTTTAGTAAAACTAGGTAGTGATTCTACACAAACAACAGCGGGTGAGACTGTAACAACAACAGCTAGTAGATCATATAAGGTACAATTAAATTCTAGTGATCAAATGTTAGTTAATGTCCCTTGGACTGATAGTAACACTACATATAGTATGATGACATCATCTGCTTTAGGTCTTGGTAAGTTATTTTCTGATACACAGCAAGACGTAGCCGCAAATAGTGTAAGTGCTACAGCTTCTAGGACATATGGTGTACAAGCTAATAGTAGTGATCAATTAGTAGTAAACGTTCCTTGGAGTGATACAAATACTACTTATTCCGCAATGACAACTTCTACGTTAGGTTTAGGTAAATTAAGATATTCTCAAGGAAGTACTCCAGCTGCAGAATCTCAAACTACTACAGCTAGCAGAACATACGGTATTACTGAAAATGGTAGTGATCAACTTGTAGTAAATGTACCATGGACTGATAATAATGACAACTATACTTACGCTTTAAGTGTAGGCGCAGTATCATCAAATGAATCTACATTAACATTAACTGGTTCCGGAGGTGGTAGTAACACTACTGCTAAATTCTCAGGTACTACTAATGAAGTTGAAATTACAACTCCTGCAACTGGAGATGGTGGTGATATTACAATTGGTTTACCTGCAGCTGTAACATTAGCAACTTCTTTAACAATTTCAGGTTCTGGAGATGCTGCTTTAAATATTGCTTCAGGTAAAGCACAAACCGCTGCAACAGTATCAGGAGATGTTTCTGGTACATTAACAACTAAAGGTTATGTTGATGCTTTAGCTGCTGGCGGTGTAACATTTAAAGATGGATTTAACGCTAGTGATGGTTCAATTGATGGAGGTGGTAATCTTACATCAGGTGGTTCAAGAGTAGCAATCGCAATAGGAGATATGTATGTATGTACAACTGCTGGTGATTTCTATGGTGATTCAGCAATACCACTAGATGATGGTGATTCAGTAATATGTAAAACTGCAGCGACTGCAGGTAATTCAGCAAAAACTGATTGGATTGTTGTTTCTCAAGGTGTGGTTGTAAATAGTTTTAAAGCTGATAGTGCTAGCTCAACATACTTAACAATGACGCCAACAACTGCAACAACTGGTGCTGTAGAACTTGACGCTGATTTAAGTGCTGTTGACGGAACTTCAAATACAGGTACAAGATTCTTAAGTAAAGACAATACGTGGGATGTTCCATCATATACATCATCATATACTTTACCAACTGCTACAAGTAGTGTTTTAGGTGGTGTGAAATTAGAAGATGACACAGAACAAACTACAGCAGCTAACTCGGTAACGACTACTGCTAGTAGAACTTATGGTATACAAATGAATTCATCTGATCAACTAGTTGTTAACGTACCATGGAGTGATACAACAGAGGCTACTACTTGGACTTTAAGAGATGATGACGATGATGATAAAAGTGTTAGTAATAATAAATTTGTTCAATTCACTGCATCAACTGGAACAGCTGGAACAAATGTAACTGGTTCAGGTACTACAAGTGATCCATACATAATGGCAATAACATTACCTAATGATAATACCACGTATTCAGCAATGACTACATCATTATTAGGTTTAGGTAAAATTAGATATGCTCTAGGTTCTACACCTGCGGCTAACGCACAATCAGTAACCGCTAGTAGAACTTATGGTGTTACTAAAAATTCAAGTGACCAATTAGTAGTTAATGTCCCATGGACAGATACAACTGGTGCAGTAACTTCGGTAGCAGCATCAACAACTGGTGATAAAAAAGGTATACATGTTAGTCCAACGACGGGCGCTGTTGTAGTTGGTTTAGATATTAATGGGCAAACTGATTTATCTGCAGCTCCAGCATCAGATGATGAGATAGTAATTTGGGATAAAACTGCTGATACTAACAAAAAAGTATCTGTAGGAAACTTAATGCAATCAGCTGCTAGTGGTGCTTATATTACTTTAAATACAAGTACAACAGGCGTAACTCAACAAGGTTCTCCACCAAGTGGAACAGAAGGTTGGGTAATAGCAACAGATACAATAACTGGTGCTTCAGACGCTATATATGTTAGTTGTGAAGTTCAAAGAGTTTCTGATGGTAGAACAGTATATGCTGATGTTAGCAGATCAAGTGCTAATATAACAGTTAATTTTGTTGGAAGTAGTATAACTCAAGGTACATACGCGGCTATTATAAATAGAGTACAATAATAAAGCAGTTAAATAAATTAAATTAAATGTCTATAAATTTAATAAATAATTCTAACATTACGGGTACATTGACTGTATCAGATGTTTTAGATATTAATGGAACATCAACCTCAACTTTTGCAGGACCAATATCAATAACTCCTCCATCATCTACTGGATGGCAAGGTCTTACTATTACTGGTTCAGGTAGTAGTCATACACAAGGTTCTATTGTAATTAAAAGTGGAACTGGAGATACTCCAGAGGCTAGAGGTCAAGGGATATTTATGTTTAATGAAGGTGATGACTCTACTTGGTATACAGGTACTCAATATCAAGATGCTGATACGTGGATGTTAGGTAGAGTTGCGGGAGCATCTTTAGATACTGCTGCTGCTACAACTGGAAATGCATATATAGAAGTTAGTAATAACGGAGCAGTAAAATTATCTACTATTGCTGCAGTTGGTACTGATACTGATAAGTTCTTGATGTCTAACAATGGTACAATAGCGTTCGCAACTGGTGCAGAGGTATTATCTTTTATAGGTGCAGGTACAGGAAGTGGTACGGTAGATGGGAGCGGTACAGCTAACAAAATTACTAAATGGTCAGACTCAGATACAGTTACTGATTCAAGTATTACTGATGATGGTACTGATGTAAATTTTATATCACCAATAATTATAACTGATTCTTTAGCTGATTATTCAACTCCATTTATCACATTATGGAATGATACAAATGGTGGAGGTGCAGGAATTGAATTTAGTGACCAAGCAACAACACAAGCTCAAAAAGGATATTTAACATTTTATCACTCAGATGGAGCATCACAAGGTGGTGGAGCTTCTATGCATTTAACAAGTACTGAAACCGATTTTGTTGTAGTTGCTGGAGGTCCTTCAACTAACGGTAGGTTTTCAGTATATAGTGGAGCTAGTAACGCAGAACCTGACTATGGGTTTTATGATGACCAAGATACAGGAATGTTACGACCAAGTGCTAATGCTCTTAGATTTGTAACAGGTGGCACAGCGGCTTTAGATTTAGATAGTTCACAAAATGCAACTTTTGCAGGTACAGTAACTTGGAGTGGTGGTGGTTCATCAGAGTCTAACTCTGCATACGATAATATGATAACGGGTTTTAGTGATTCAGGTTCATCAACTATTACTTTAACATTAACTCAACAAGATGGTGGTACTTTAACTACTTCATTTAGTAATCCACAAGGTACGGTAACAAGTGTAGGAGGTACTACTCCGATAGCAAGTTCTGGAGGTACTACTCCTGATATAAGTATAAGTAATGCAACAGGTACTACAGTAGGTGCTGCGGCTGTAGATGCTGGCACGGGTATAAGTGTATCAGATTCTTCTGGAGTTTATACAATTACTAATACAGCCCCTGCTACAATAGATGGTAGTGGTGCTGCAACTAGACTAGCATATTGGTCAGATAGTGATACATTAACTTCAAATGCTGGATTAACATATGCCGCAGCTGAGCATTTAACAACTACTAGTCAAGTTCGTGTAGGAGACGGTAGTAAAGGCGCACCATCATATAGTTTTGATAGCGATAGAGATACTGGTATGTACAGTGGTGGAACAGATATTATAGCATTTTCAGGAGGGGGTAATACTAGTTTATTAGTAAAATCAGATGAAATTACAGCAAAAACTGATATAGTTTTAGACAATACTAATATAGTACTAGATACTTCAGTTTCTTCCACGCAAAGTTCAGGTACTATAATAAAAATTGGATCACACATGTCTGCGTTAGTAGCAGGAAATATTTATTATGCAGGTAATTCAATGGGTAATTTATACTGGTACGGAGCAGATGCAGATTCATCTTCTACTGAGAACATGCTAGCGCTATCTTTAGGAACTGATGCTGATGTTGATGGTATGTTATTAAATGGTATTTATCATAAAGCATCTCATGGATTAACAGTTGGTGAACCTATTTATTTATCAACAACACCTATGTTAATGACAAATACAGCTCCAAGTGGAAGTGGAGATTACGTAAGAGTATTAGGGTATGCAATAGATTCTAATCGTATATATTTCTCCCCAGATAATACATGGGTAAAAATTGATTAAATTATGGCAACAATAACAGCGGGAAAATATGGTGCGGTAGATGCATCCAGTGAATTAGGTTGGACGACGGCTCGTAATGCTACTACAGGAAATAATATTACGAATCAATCAACAAGTTCAAACAACATGCAGTTTTCTGCAAAATATACATCAGGAGGTAAAGGAAGTGAATGGTATGTAAAAAGAATGTTTTTAGCGTTTAATGCTACAACTTATCAAACTGGTTATACTATAACAAATTTAAAACTATATTACTTACCTACTACTAGTACAGCAGGAAGTAGTGGTGCGGGTGCAAAAATGGCACTAGTAAAATCAACAGCTCAAGGAAATGCTAATGCAGATTTAACAACTAGTGATATTAATAATTTTGATGATACCGTAGACTATGCGGCTAACGATGGATCTATGGCTAATACATGGAGAGATTTATCTACTTTACAATCAGTTGATTTAAATTCAACAGCTATTAGCGCTATAACAAGCACTGGATATCTTAAGATATGTATAATGGAGTATCTATATGATTATCCAGATACAGCACCAACAGTAGCTGGTACTAACATAAGAGCTTATGCTAATTTTAGCACAGTGCCTTATTTAAGTTTTACTGCAACTCCAACTGGGTACGGTAACGATGTGTTAGGTGTTTCATCATCAAATATAGATTCAGTACTTACTGTATCATCTGCAGACATAGAGAATGTCATAGGCGTTTAAGTAAAAAATAACAAAAACCAGTAATAATAAACATATACCCGGTCCGGGTTAGGACATAAACCAAATATTAAATTAAAACCAAAATTATGACGTTTTATTATCAGACTAGAACGTGGAATAGTCAACCACAAATTTCAGAAGAAACCATTAACCTTTGGAAACATCTCTCAGATAAAAAGAACTGGAGAATAACCCAATTACCTAACGGTTTTTATCAAACTGAATACCAAGATCCAAATGATGATACTTGGCACGACGTTACAAGACGTGAAACTATTGAAGGAGCAGAGAGCGCTATTGATGGATCAGTAGAGCATTATGCTAAAAAAGTAGATTTCTTAAAAGGTCCTAAAGTCGTAAAAACCTTTAAATAACAATTAAATTAAATTAAATTAAATTATGTCAAATATGATAGTTAAAAATCTTAACTTCGGTGACGAAGCTAGGACAAAAATATTTGAAGGTATTGAAAAACTCACTAAAGCTGTTAGCTCCACACTTGGAGCTAGCGGTAAGTGTGTGATACTTGAAGATGGAGGAGGTAATCCTATTATTACAAAAGACGGTGTAACAGTAGCTGAAAATATAATATTAAGAGATCCAGTGGAAAACATGGGTGCTACCTTATTAAAACAAGCTGCTAAAAAAACTGTACAAGAAGCTGGAGATGGTACCACAACTGCTACAGTATTAGCTCATGCAATGTTAGAGCAAGCTTATGGTATATTAGATAAGAAAAATGTAAGAGAAATAAAAGAAGGTATAAATACAGCTGTTGAAGAAGTATTAAAATATTTAGATAGTATATCTATACCTGTAGAAGATAAAATGCTAGATAATGTAGCTACTATATCTACAAACAATGATAAAGTTTTAGGAAAACTAATAGCTGATGCTTTTAGAGAAGTAGATAAAACAGGAGTTGTTATGATGGAGGTTTCAGTTTCAGGAGAAACTAAAGTAGAAATAATAGATGGAGCTCAGTATCCAAAAGGTATTGTTAGTCCTCATTTTATAACAAATAAAGAAAAAAAGACTGCTGAACTAGATAATCCAGTTGTTCTTATTATTGATTCTGAAGTATCTAATATTAGACAGATACAAGGAATATTAGAGTATGTTATTAAAAACAAAAAATCTCTTTTAATTATAGGTGACTTAGAACCTGATGTTTTAACAGCGTTAGCAATGAATAAAACTAAAGGCAATATAAAAGTCAATGTAATTGAGGCGCCTGTATTAGGAATAAATAGAAAACAAATCTTAGATGATATTGCTTTACTAACTAATGCAGTAGTAATAAACGAAGATTTAGGAGATGATATGGATGTTATAAATATTGATTTCTTAGGCACTTGTTCTAAAAGTGTTACAAATCAAGATGAAACCATAATACAAATTCAGGAAACTAAACCTGAAACACTCTCTATAATTAAAGAGTTAAAAAAAGAATTAAAAACTTGTAAGATTCCAGACCAAATTATAAGTTTAGAAAAAAGATTAGCAAGATTAGCTGCTAAAATAGCTGTTGTTAAAATAGGTGCTAATTCTGAAGTAGAGTTAAAAGAAAAACTCGACAGAGCAGAAGACGCTATTTGTGCAACTAAAGCTGCAATAAAAGAAGGTATAGTTCCCGGTGGGGGAGTTGCTTTATTAAATGCAGCAATGAAAGTAGATGAAAAAAATAAAGGAGAAAGAGTATTAACTGCTTCTATATTGTCACCGTATAAAACTATTTTATTAAATGCGGGTTCAGAACAAATAACAATTCCAGCTGAAGATGGACATGGAGTAAATGTTTTAACTGGCGAAGTTGTTAATATGGTTAAAGCAGGAATTATAGATCCTTTATTAGTAACTAAAAGCGCTTTAAAAAATGCAGCTTCCGTAGCTACTACTATTTTATCTACAGATTGTGTAATTAATAATTTAAGAGTTGATGAAAGCAATAGGTAGAAATTTAATAATAGAAAAAGCTAAACAAGGAACTACGAAAACTAAAGGTGGTTTGTTACTTGCTGAAAAACATAAAGAAGACATTAGGTATACAAAAGCTAAGGTTTTATCTGTAGGTGATGAGATAAATGGATTAAACAAAAATGATGTTATTTATTTTGATCGTCACGCTGGACATAAAATTGAGGTAGAAGATAATACTTACCATGTTATAAAATCACAAGATGTGGTCGTTGTTTTATGAAAAGGCTAGACGCAGGAGATTTAAAAGATCTTAACCTGCTTAAACATTACCGTATAATACGAAGATGGGCTTCCAAAAACAACGATATAACTGGTGCTGAAGTAGAATTATTAATATACCTAGATTGTATAGATTTATTCACGATAAAAGATTTTAAACTAGGAACATATAGTTATAGTTGGAATAAAAAAAGATGGAATAAATTAATAAAAAATGACTGGATAGTAGTATGGAGACATAGAAATAGAACTACTCAAAAGTATAATATATATAAAATTTCTTTTAAAGCTAAACAACTTATAAATAAAATTTATAAAATAATGTTAGGATATGAAGATATACCAACAAGTGAAAGAAGAAATATTATAATGAGAAAAAATACATATAGTAATAAGGTTTTAAGAACTTCTATATATAGTGTAAATACAGATAAAAATAGATAAAATGAGTTTTAATAATAAAACAAAAAACGCTGCTAAAATAATGTTTGGTGAAGAACATGAAAGAGAAATGGATCACCCATTAAAGCAAATAGGTTTAACAGCTGCTAATGCTGGTTATAACGCTATGGATGCCGTTAACCAATTAAAATCTAGTTTAAATCCTACAAGCTCAGCTTATCATGGCAATATGCCTCAAGGATCACGTAGCATGGGAGCATCAGTTGCTTTACCTGGAGTACCAAATCAAAATGCTAATTTTTCTTCAGGTAGTTATGCGAATCCATCTTCTACAACAGATTCAGGAGCTAATTCTAATAGTAGTTCTTTAAATTATAGTTTTATGGAAGATATGAATGAAGGGCCACAATCTAAAGAACAAGATCCAAATAGAAATAAATTTGGTTTTCATAAAAGAAATAAAACTTCTTTAGATGCAAGAATTAAACAAGCTGAAGCTGATGGTAAATTAGCTAAAAAAGCTAGATTAGAGAAGAAATTAAAAAACTTTACTAACAATCAAGAAGCAAGAGCAAGTGGAGATTTCTTAGATAAAATTAATCCTAAAAATATCTTATAATGGCAAGAAGAAGAAAAATATCGTACAAAGTACCTCCAGTAAAAATGCTTCCTCATGAAAGTTTTTTAAACAATACAAATTATCAACAATTTGCAACTCCAGAAAGTTTTTTAGCTGGACATATGGATAGAACTGCTTCAATGGGTACTGCACCCGGTGGTTTTCAGCCCACTTATATAGCTAATCAAAGACATTGGAATCAAGGCGCTCAAAACGAAACTACGTTAACACCTTTTAATTTTGGTGGTGCAGCAAATAAAGTAAAAGGACTAGCAAGACAAAACGCTATAAATGCAGGTAAACCTATGGTGGAAGATGTTGCATCAAATGCTAAAGAATCTGTTAATACTTTTTCATCAGAAATAGATCCTTCTGATAAATCAGAATTTAAAAACGAAGTAGTAAACGAAGTAATGAACAAAGTAGGTGGCAATGAAGTAGCGGCAAGTCCACAAAATAAATTAGAAGAATTATATAAACCAGTTTAACACAAAAATTATGAATCATAAAAAATATGATCCAGCAATGGAAAGATTAAAACCAGGAACTAAAGTTGGTATAGTTGGAGAATCTCATATATGGGATGGGCCTCTAGACCAAGTTGGTAGACCTCATGGTAAAGGTTCTAGTTCAGGTATAAAAGGAATGGAAGTTTTAAAAGCTCCTTCTATGTATAAGGCCGGACCTATTACTACAATTGCAAAAGGATAAGTTATGAGTTTTGAAAGTCTAGTAGATAAACTTATGAGAGAAGGTAAGTCAAGAACTTCAGCAATGAAAATAGCTGGATCTATAGCTAACGCTAAATTAAAAGGCGCTGGTTCTGGACCTACTGCTGCTCAAAAAGCTCGTATGAAATAACAGTAAGAGAACTGTGTAAAACTCAACATTAACATTAACATTAACATTAACATTAACATTAACATTATGGCAAATTACATTAAAATTAAAGCGGCAGACATAGATGGAGGCACAACTAATGGTTCTGACATACTAATCGGTAAAATTATATATGTTGCTCAAGGAGCAGCAAATGGTACTGGTAGTGCGGATACTTTTAGCGTTGTAACTGAAGGTGCTGAAGGTGCATCTAGTTGGACATTTACAGTTACTGGAAAAGGTCTAGATTGGGCTAACCAAGTGATCTCAGCAGTAACAGCTAATCCAGGAGGGGTTATGTCAATTGTACAAAACAGTACAGGTGTGAAAATATCTGGAATTTCAGGTTCGTAACACAAATTATTAATCATAATTCCCTGTTAGTTTTCTAGCAGGGTTTTATTAAAACTAACAAAAATGGGAGAATATTCAGGAAACCATCCACGTTTTTCAAAAAGACAAGAAGAGCATTATGATGCTAAGATGGCACACGATAAAGACTTATCCGCTTCTGCAAGACTACATTATTTAGAGAATGATGAAACTCATCATCCAGCTAAGATGAGTGCAGATTTAAAAGATCCGGTATTAAGTGATGACATGAACTTAGAAAATCCAGTTTATGCTGGTGGACCAGAAGGTCATTTAGGAAAAGTTGCTGGTATGGAAGAACCGGCTAAAAACCACAATCAAGGTTATGATGACAGAGAAGATGAATCTATTGGAGCACGAGTAGGACATAAAAATAGTCATCAAAGTTGGATGTCACGTAGAAATGAGTCTTACGGAAAGTGGGGTTCTAGACACAACAAGGGAATACATAAATAAAAATGTTTTCACAAAAGGGTTATTTAAGAAATAGTCCAGATATTAATAAACCTCAAAACATTATACCTGGAAATAAAATCACTATGAAAGGAGTTGATTTTAAAGTAAAAGGTACTGATCACAGAGGATATACAAAAGTGATGTACCCCGGTTACGATTATACGTTTCCCGGGGCACGTTACGTTGTAGAAGAACGTATATAGTATGGCTTTTAAAATGAAAGGTGCACCTTATTGTAGAGGTACGTTAAATACTCCAGTTTATCATATAGACATGGAAGATAATACGAATGGTATGGCTACTAAAAACGGAAGCATTTTAATTAACGATAAACTTTCTCCAGATCAGGAAGAAGAAGTTAAAAATCATGAAGAAGTACACTATCAACAAGTAAAAGAATTTCATAAAACTGGTGGTCAAAAAGGCTTAGATTATGAAGATGATTATCTAGTATTTGATGGAGTAAAATATCCACGAAAAGACGGTAAGATATACTATGAAGGTAAATGGAGAATAGAGGGTTGGCCAGGATTTAAATGGGAAAAAGAAGCATATAATTCATAATGGCATTTAAAATAAAAAACCCTATAAACACACCACTAAAACAAATGGGCCCAAACCCTGGTCCATCTAGTTTTCCAACCTCGTTACTTAGTAAATTACTAACTAATGATAAGATTCAAAACTTTTTTGAATTTGGTAAAGAAAAATTTGATCCTAAAAAAGACCATCAAGCAAAAAAAGATCAATTACAAAATACTATTGACGCAACAACATTAGCGGAATTAAAACAAATGCACCCAAATGCTTCTGAAGCAGAATTAAAAGAATACGCTCTTAATCCTAATAGAGGAAAAATAATATCGGGTGAAAAAACTCAGTACAACACACAAGGAGTAAGAGGTCAAGGTTATCCTTCAAAGGATTATGGAGATATGAGAATAGATCGTGAGGGTGATGTTCCACTAGGTGAAAGAGGAGGTGCTGATACACCACCTATTATGCCTAGAAATATCTTATATAAATCAAATCCTAACTGGAGTTTTTCTGGATATGATCCAAACTTTTTAGTGGCTAGAGGAAATAAACCAGAGAATTCTATGTATGGAATGACTAATGAAGAAAAAACAGAGCATTTAAAAACTTTATTTCCAAATTATGATGCAAGAAATCCAGAATGGAACGATATATTAAACAAAGCTAAAATAAAAGATGTTGAGTGGTTTAATAATCCTATAACTAGAGAGAGATGGAAAAAACAAGCTCAGTTTGCTGGATCAGATTACACGTTAGACCACTTATATGGGAAAGATGAGTATGGAAATACTCAAAGATTTAAAGATATAAATATACTAGACCAACCTAATCTAATGTCAGACTATGATTTAGATAATATGCTAACAACATTGGCTAAGTCTAATGTTACTTTTAAAGATAGAATGCCAGGAGATCAATTGGGATCATATGAACTTCATAGAAATAGAAATACAGAGCCTTTAAATTATTTTAAAAAGATGTCTGAAATCATTGGATTACCAAGTGGTGAGGGTGGCGAATATGAGAGCTGGGATGCCGCAGGTATAAGTGAAAATGATATTAAATTTCAAAACTTTAACGATGTTAATTTAAAAACACCAGATAAGCACGGAAATCTTCATGGCCCTGCTTATCCTTTAGGTCCAGTTGCAGGCGAAGAATTTATGCATGCTTCTAACATTGCGGCAGCTATGGATCCAGCGCTTAGAAACACATTGGTTTCTAGAATAGATCACAGTGACTTTACAATGCCTGAGTATATGCAAGCGCCTGATGAGTTATATGCTAAATTTCACAAATATAGAAAAGCATTAGGAATGAAACCTGGCGAGCAATTTGATTCAAAAAAATTAAAGGAATATATCAAAAATTCAGAAAACCCACGTGACGCCATATTTAATTCGTTTAATAATGTTTTTACAGAAGACTCTATAATAGAAGCTTTAAATACAATAGCAAGTAGAGAAGGTAAATCACCAGGTTCTGTTAAATTTGACATGTTAAGTGGAAAAGATATTTTAAATGATATAGAAGAAGATAACTCTTCAATGTATGCTTAAAAAACTATTATGATAAAAATCAAAAATCCTTTTAGAAACAACATCACTGCAAGTAGTGATAGAACATTAAATCGTGATGGTAGAGTTATAAACAATTCTCCGGTTAAACAAAGAAATCCTGATAATCCTTATAATGATGGGCGCCTATCTATTGCTAGTGATTACAATATAACACCTGAGCAATTACAAATGCTCACAAAACATTACACACCTTCAGATTTAGGTGAATCAGGTTTTGGAAATTTTGACATACCATCAGGCCATTATTTTAAAAGAAAAGCAAGAAATCCTAATACAAATATTAGATTTCGTACTAAAAGTTATAATCCTTCAAATTATCAAGGAACTACATGGGCTGATAATGAAACTACTCCTTACGCTAAAGACGTGCCTATAGATGTTCAACAATATCTTAAACTTTCTGATGAAGAAAAAGCTAATTTTCCTCAATATAATACATCAGGAAGACGAACTCTATATTCCTTATTAGGAGGTGCTGATGGTGGTGTTCCAGCAGACTTAAAAAATCCAGATGGATTCCAAGAGTTCCAAGATATATTACAAAATCCTCAACACATGGGTCAGTTTTATACAGGCGGGATTGATTCTAGAAATCCTAAAGAGTGGAGTAGAGGAGGTAATTGGAATACTTTTACTCCTTATTTACCAGGAGGAGATGAAGCACATCCGTATAGGAGTCATGATCAAGCTGGAAATTATATTGGGTCAGAACGAGGTGCAGGTGCAAATCAAGCTATAGCTCAACATTTAGGTCCTGAAGGCGATGTTATTAATATACTTTTTAATAAATTAAACAAAAATAGGAGTCGTGGTAGAGGTAATTACAATAATGATTATGTAGGTATTACAGAAGGGACTGATGCGAATTTAATAGATCCAAGAACTGGAAGATCTTATATAGCTGACCTTTTATCAGTACTTGATCCAAATAAAGTGTTTTATCCTAAAGGATCTAACCAAGGAACAGCACTAGACCCTCAACGCACAAACCAATGGGATGGACCCACAGATGACGAACTTGAATATTCACAACTAGTTCATGATAAGATAAATCAAGTTTATGATCGAATTAAACATGGAGATAGCCGTAATGAATCATGGTTAAATGAACATGGGATTGTTACTGATGTAGGAAATGAAATAAATCCTTTAGATTATCTAACTGAAATTGTAACTCCAGCAATGATTGAAGATAAAAAACCTAAGAAAAAGAAAGGTCCTGGGATTATAAGTAAAATTGGAGATGTTGTAGATGATTTAAACTTATTTAGACCAGCACGATATAAAGGAGCAAGAACAAAGGGGAAAAGAAGAAGCAAAAGTGGTCCTAGTTTTAAATATAAAGGTGGCCGAGGTGGTGGTAGAAGAAGAAATCCTAAATATTAGTAAAAACACTGAGAATCAAGTAATTATAAAATATGAGTAAAAAGAAGTTTAAAGACACTACTGTTGGACAATTGTTGTTTGGTGCTGCTTCTGTAATAAATCCTACTTTAGGAAATGTATTACAAGGCGTAACTTCACCAAAAGAAGCTATTGAAGCTATTACTAAAGCAGATGCTCCTGCTGAGGATAAAGTAAAATTACAACAAATAATATACGAACAACAAACAAAAGAAATTGAAGCTATCACATCAAGATGGCAAGCAGACTCCATGAGTGATTCATGGATGTCAAAAAACGTACGTCCATTAGTATTAGTATGGTGTATATGTATATTTTCATTAGCTGGTATTTTAGACAGCGTTGAAACTATACCTTTTCATATTAATGAATTATGGAATGATACTTTCGAGAAGGTCATGATGGCCGTCGTTTTAGCCTATTTCGGCGGACGTACGACAGAAAAGGCAAGTAATATATTTAACAAAAAATAAAAATTAAAAATGGGTTATACAGCAAACCAAAGTGATTTCGCAACTAAAGCAATACCTTTTGTTGCTAGTACAGTAAAAGAAGACACTGCTTTAAATTTAAGCGCAAATACAAGTGCGAATTTAGCAGCTTCACAAACAGCTATATGTGTTCCTTCAAGTGGAACAGCATGGGCAAAATCTACAGATTACATATTCACATTAACTACTAATAGCAGTGTTCCTAATGCTGCTGTTAACCAAGTTAAAGCTACTTATGTAGGACCAAAAGCTTATAATAAAGCTTTAGTGGGTGAAACCTTTATATTTAACGCAGCGGCATTAGCTCCTTTAGGAGGTGATGGGGCTAACCCAATAGCTGGTGTAGTTACGGTTACTTTACAAGCAGCACAGCTTGATTTTCCTATTTCTACAAAATATTGGAACAATGAATGTGTTTCTATATATGTAGGAGGAACAGCTGGAAATATAGTAGGCGTATTAGCGTCAGATGAAGATGAATCAACAATAAAGGTGTCAGCTGGTCAAGGAGCGGTTCCTTTATCATACAAATCACTTAATAGTACAAGTACTACCGCAGGGGATGTGGTGTTACTACAATAAAAACAATTATTAACAATTAAATTAAATTAAATTATGGCAAAAGTAAAAAAACTAAGTAAAGAAGAATTAGCAAAAGTTACAGAATTAACTAATAAAGCTAATCAAATAGCTATGCAATTAGGTTCTTTAGATGTTCAAAAAAGTTTATTAAGAGAACAGTTTAAAGAAAACAATGTTTTAATAGAGGAATCTAAAAAAGAATTAATGGAAAAATATGGTAATATTTCTATTGATTTACAAGATGGAACTATTAGTGAAACAGAAGAGGTTGTAGCTAAAGATGGAAAATAATATAAGAAAAATCAGTATTGGTTCTGATTATAAAAATGACGCTATGCATTATGCCGTAGGACAACAAGTATACGGTGGCCATGTTATATCTCATATTATTTTAGAACCACAAGATAATTCTTATAATATTTATATAAAGAAAAACAACGAGGTATTGCCATGGAAAAAGTTTAACTCTAACATGGCTATATCCGTTGAATATGACTTAGAGTATTAATGAAAAGTTTATATGATTTTATCGTAGAACCTCTGGGTGAAACATATAATAATGAGATTCAAATAGAAGATAAGAGTTTAATTTTAAATTCTAAAATTGAAAGCTTTAAGTTTGTTAACAGGTACGCGATAGTTAAAACATGTCCATTAGCTTATTATACTCCTATAAATGTAGGAGATATTATTATAGTTCATCAAAATGTTTTTAGAGTTTTTTATGATACTAAAGGTAAAAGAAAAAAAAGTAGATCATGGTTTAAAGATGATTTATATTTTTGTCAACCAGATCAAATATATTTATATAAACAAAATGATATTTGGAATACTTTTAATGATAGATGTTTCATAAAACCACTAAAGAACAATTCATCTCTAAGCAGTGAAAAAGAACAAAAGCTTATAGGTATACTAAAATATAGTAATAGTTCCTTAGAAGACAAGGGAATATACCCAGAAGACACAGTGGGTTATACTCCATATGGAGAATGGGAGTTTATTATAGATGGTGAGCGTCTTTATTGTATGAAATCAAATGATATTGTAATTAAGTATGAAAATAAAAGAAACCAAGAAGAATATAATCCAAGCTGGGCAAGTAGCGGTAGACGAGCTAATCAAAGTAGCTAAAGAACCAATTGTTGATTCAGACGATGATATATCAGCGGATAGATTAAAGAATGCTGCGGCTACAAAAAAACTAGCTATATTTGATGCTTTTGAAATACTTAATAGAATTGAAGAAGAAAAAAATATGTTAGAAGATAAGCCAAAAGAAGAAGTTAAAAAAGAAAAAACCTTTAGAGGTTTTGCAGAAGGTAGATCAAAGTAATGTATCAGCAAAGTTTATATAAAATATTAAAAAACTATATTAAACCACATATTGTAAAGAAAAACAATAAAAAGAAAAAGTGGGAATATGGTTATAATAAAGAGCATGATGTTATAGTCATAAGTAAAACTGGAGAAATAGGTGATATTTATGAAATACAAGATTTAAAAATTGCTTTACCTAAGGAAAAAGATACACATACTTTTGATAACAATAAATGGAGTAAAACAGATTACCCTAAGATTCTATCTAAAATAAAAACTGTTTTTGATTGGAGACAATATCCTGAAGATTTTAAAGAAAAATGGTATGATTACATTGATAAAGAGTTTACACGTAGAGAAGAAGGTTTTTGGTTTTATAACAAAGATGTTCCTACTTATCTTACTGGCACTCATTATATGTACTTGCAGTGGAGTAAGATTGACGTTGGGGCACCAGACTTTAGAGAAGCCAATAGATTATTCTTCATATTCTGGGAAGCTTGCAAAGCAGATACAAGATGTTACGGAATGTGCTACCTCAAAAACCGTCGTTCTGGATTCTCTTTCATGGCGTCCGGAGAAGTTGTAAACTTAGCAACAATATCAAGTGATTCAAGATATGGTATATTATCAAAATCTGGACCTGATGCAAAAAAAATGTTTACTGATAAGGTTGTACCAATATCAGTTAATTATCCTTTCTTTTTTAAACCGATTCAAGATGGTATGGATCGACCTAAAACAGAATTAGCATATAGAGTGCCAGCCTCTAAATTTACTAGACGTAAATTAGATAACAACGAAACTCTTGAAGAATTAAAAGGTCTTGACACAACTATTGACTGGAAAAACACAGGTGATAATAGTTATGATGGTGAAAAATTAAAACTATTAGTACATGATGAATCAGGTAAATGGGAAAGACCTAATAATATTTTAAATAACTGGAGAGTTACAAAAACTACATTAAGATTAGGAAGCAGAATTATTGGTAAGTGTATGATGGGATCAACATCAAACGCTTTAGATAAAGGAGGTGATAACTTTAAAAAACTATACGATGACTCAAATGTTACGCAACGAAACGCCAACGGACAGACTCGTTCGGGACTCTATTCTTTGTTCATTCCTATGGAATGGAACTACGAAGGATACATTGATTCTTATGGATTACCTGTGTTCGACACACCTAGTCGACCGGTTATCGGACCCAAAGGAGACAAAATTGAGCTTGGGGTTATTAAGTACTGGGAAAACGAAGTTGAAGGATTAAAGCAAGATCAAAACGGATTAAACGAATTTTATAGACAATTTCCACGAACAACTCAACATGCTTTTAGAGATGAATCTAAAGCATCTTTATTTAATCTAGTAAGGATATATGAGCAAATAGATTTCAACGAAGATTGTCAAAGTTATAAAACAGTAACAAAAGGTTCTTTTCAATGGGAACACGGAGTTAAAGATACTAAGGTGATTTTTATGCCTAATGAAAACGGTAGATTTAATATATCATGGGTTCCACCAATTCATTTACAAAATAATGTAATAATGAAAAACGGTGTAAGATACCCGGGTAATGATCATACAGGATGTTTTGGTTGTGACCCATACGATATATCTGGTACTGTAGATTCAAGAGGTTCAAATGGTTCACTACACGGACTTACAAAATTTTCTATGGAAACCATACCACCAAATATGTTTTTTCTAGAATATATATCAAGACCACAAACAGCGGAGATATTTTTTGAAGATGTTTTAATGGCTTGTGTTTTTTACGGTATGCCAATACTTGCGGAGAATAATAAACCAAGATTGTTGTATCATTTTAAAAGAAGAGGTTATAGAGGTTTTAGTATGAATAGACCTGATAAACTCTTAATGAAACTTTCAGTAACAGAAAGAGAAATAGGTGGAATACCTAACTCAAGTGAAGATATAAAACAAGCGCATGCCGCTGCTATAGAATCATACATAGAAACCTACATTGGTAATTTAGGTTCAAAATATGGTGATATGTATTTTCAAAAAACATTAGAAGATTGGGCTAAATTCGATATTAATAATAGAACAAAGCACGATGCTTCTATTAGTAGTGGTTTAGCAATAATGGGTTGTAATAGAAACATGTATAAACCCATATTTACTAGAACTTTAACGCCAAAGCCTTTAGGTTTTAAAAAATATAGTAATAAAGGAACATTATCAAAAATAATAAAATAAATGATAACATATAATTACGCAGGCTCGTTTCCTAGTCAGGTAGTACCAGACGCGGAAAAGCAAACAATGGAATATGGTTATGCTGTTGGTAGAGCCATAGAAGGTGAATGGTTCTCTGGAGACAGAGGAGGCATGGGAAATAGATACCAAAACAGTTGGTTAAATTTCCATAGATTAAGATTATATGCTAGAGGAGAACAACCTGTGCAAAAATACAAAGATGAATTAGCTGTAAATGGTGATTTATCTTATTTAAATTTAGACTGGAAACCAGTTCCTATTATTCCTAAATTTGTAGATATAATAGTAAATGGAATGTCTCAGAGAGTTTTTGATATAAAAGCTTATGCGCAAGATCCTGAATCTTTAAAACAAAGAACAAAATATGCTGACGCTATAATGCGTGACATGTATGCTAAAGAGTTGATACAAGCAACGAAAGAAGCTACAGGAATGGACTTTTTTAATTCAGCTGATCCAAATAATATACCTGAAACTCAAGAAGATTTAGATCTTCACATGCAATTAAGTTATAAGCAATCTATAGAAATTGCAGAAGAAGAAGCTATTGATAGTGTTTTACAAGCTAATAAATATGAATTAGTAAAAAGAAGAATCACTGAAGATTTAACAGTTATTGGAATTGGAGCAGTGAAAACTAACTTTAATTTAGCTAATGGTATTGATATAGAATATGTAGATCCTGCTAATTTAGTTTATTCTTATACTGATGATCCAAACTTTGAAGATATATACTATGTTGGAGAAGTAAAATCTCTGAGTTTAGTAGAAGTTAAAAAACAGTTTCCATGGTTATCTGACCAAGAATTAGAAAAAATACAAAAATTCCCAGGTGATGCTAATTATACTAGGAATTTTTATGCTCAACAAGATTCTTACAATCAAGTTCAAGTATTATATTTTGAATACAAAACATATAGTAATCAAGTATTTAAAATAAAACAAACAGAACAAGGTTTAGAAAAAGCATTAGAAAAACCTGATACCTTTGATCCACCTTCAAATGATAATTTTGAAAGAGTAGGAAGATCTATAGAGGTTTTATATACTGGAGCTAAAATATTAGGTCACGAAATGATGTTAGATTGGAAAATGTCTGAGAATATGACAAGACCTACATCTAACGTTAGTAGAGTAAACATGAACTACTGTATTTGTGCACCTAAACTTTATAAAGGTATGATAGAATCTACTGTTAGTCGTATCACTGGTTTTGCAGACATGATTCAGTTGACACATTTAAAGCTTCAACAAGTATTATCAAGAATGGTTCCAGATGGAGTATTTGTAGATGTTGATGGTTTAGCAGAGGTTGATTTAGGTAATGGAACAAATTATAATCCCGCAGAAGCATTAAACATGTATTTCCAAACTGGTAGTATAGTAGGTAGATCTATGACTCAAGAAGGAGATATAAATAGAGGAAAAGTTCCTATTCAAGAATTACAAACATCAGCAGGTGGTCAAAAAATAGCAAGTTTAATTCAAACATATCAATACTATTTACAAATGATAAGAGATGTGACCGGATTAAATGAAGCCACTGATGCTAGTACTCCAGATGTTAAAGCTTTAGTTGGATTGCAAAAAATAGCAGCTGCTAACTCCAACACAGCATTAAGACATTTAATGAAATCTAGTTTATATTTAACTTTGAGAATTTGTGAAAATGTAGCTTTAAGAATAGCAGATGTTTTACAATTTCCATTAACTAGAGCTGCTTTAATTGATTCTATATCTGCTTATAATACAGGTACATTAGAGGAATTACAAGAAAAAAGTTTACAAGACTTTGGTATATTTTTAGAATTAGAACCAGATGAAGAACAAAAAGCACAACTTGAACAAAATATACAAGTAGCTTTAGCTTCAGGTGGTATAGATTTAGATGATGCTATAGATATTAGACAAGTTAAAAATTTAAAACTAGCTAATCAATTATTAAAGCAAAAACGTAAAAAGAAATTAGAAAAAGATCAAGCGGCACAACAAGCTAATATACAGGCTCAAGCTGCTGCAAATGCTCAAGCAGCTGAACAAGCAACGTTGGCAGAAATGCAAAAACAACAAGCTTTAGCAGAAACAGAAGTTCAAATAGAACAAGCTAAATCTCAATTTGAAATTCAAAGAATGCAAACAGAAGCTACAATTAAAAAAGAATTAATGGCTGAAGAGTTTGGTTACAACATGCAGTTAGCTAGAATTAAAGCTGATGCAGAAGGTATGAAAGAAAAAGAAATTGAAAATAGAAAAGATAACAGAATTAAAATGCAGGGCACACAAGAATCTCAATTAATACAGCAAAGACAAAATAATGCTTTGCCTACTGATTTTGAATCTGCCGGTTTTGATTCGTTAGGTGGGTTTGGATTAGAACAGTTTGAACCTAGATAAATTATTTACTAATTATTTAATTATATTATATTATGTCAAAAGAAACAAAAACAACTGAACCAGTTAAACAGGAAGGTGACTTTAAACTTAAAAAGAAAAGAGTACCTAAAAAATTAACGGTTCCAGAAGAAACAGTTAAAATTGATTTAGCAGCGGTAAAAAAAGCTGATGAACCAATCAAAGTTGATTTAACTAAAACAGAAAACAAAGATGCCGTTCAAGAACAAAAAACAGAGGAGAGCGTGTTACGCAAAGAAGGATCCGAGATGGGATTGCAAGAAGTGGGACAAGCACACGAAGGGACCACTGAAAATGTTATTGAAGAAATACCAGTAACAGAAGAAGATAAGAAAAAAGAGGTAGAGCAAAAGGTTGAAGAAACTAAACCAGTAGAACAACCTGTAAAGCAATTACCTGAAAATGTTGAAAAGCTAGTTTCATTTATGGAAGAAACTGGGGGAACGGTAGAAGATTATGTAAGATTAAACGCTGATTACGAAACTATAGATAATGAGGCGTTATTACGAGAATATTATAAAAATACTCGTCCACATCTAACTTACGATGAAGTTAACTTTTTATTAGAAGATAATTTTAAAGTAGATGAAGAAGTAGACGAAGAACGCGAGGTTAGAAAGAAAAACCTTGCGTACAAAGAAGAAGTTGGAAAAGCTAAAAGCTATTTAAATGATTTGAAAAGCAAATACTATGATGAAATCAAGTTGAGATCTAATGTAAATGCAGACCAAGAAAAAGCTATAAATTTTTTCAACCGATACAACGAAGATCAGAAAACACTATCTCAACAGAGAGAGGTTTTTCAAAAAGTAACTAAAGATACTTTTACTGATGAATTCAAAGGTTTTGATTTTAAAGTAGGTGATAAAAAATTTAGGTACGGAGTAAAAAATCCTAACGAAATAGTGGAAAAACAAACAGATATTTCTCCTTTTGTCGAGACGTTCTTAGATGATAAGGGAATGCTAGTGGATCCACAGGGATACCATAAGGCCATGTACGCTGCTAGAAATTCTGATACAATCGCAAAACATTTTTACGAGCAAGGAAAGGCTGATGCTACAAAAGAATTAGTTGCAAAAACTAAAAACTTAAGTACTGAACCTAGAAAAGAAGCTTCTGGAGATGTTTTTGTTGGAGGTATTAAAATTAAAGCAATAAGTGGTGCTGATGCTTCAAAACTTAGAATAAAAAAACGGAAATTTAACAATTAAAACAATTTAAAATGAGTTTAACTCCACAATTTGGGTCTATTGTCCCATCACAAAAACAAGAGTTACTTAACAGTAACTATTTACAGTGGACTGATTCAGGTACAGCTGCAACATTCGCAGACTTCGCGCAACAATATTTGCCAGAAGTTTATGAACAAGAAGTTGAAAGATACGGTAATAGAACTTTATCTGGATTCTTGAGAATGGTAGGTGCAGAAATGCCTATGACGTCTGATCAGGTTATTTGGTCTGAGCAAAACAGATTACACATTGCATATGATGGTATTGCTATCGGAAACGGTGTAGGTGTAAATACTGTTACAATTACTGTAACTGCTACAGTAAAAAACGTAGTATCTCCTAAGAGTACTATAGTTATAATGGATGATGCTGGTAAAGAAATTAAAGCTTATGTATCTGATAGTAATACTGCTACAGGTGTATTAAACGTTCTTCCTTACACAGCTGCTGATTTACAAGGATTTGCTGCAACTGGTAAGATCTTTGTTTACGGTTCTGACGTACAAAAAGGTCAGTCTGTAAGCAATGCTTCTGACACTGCGGGTCTTGTAAATGGCGATCAATACATTAGCGTTGATCCTTCTTTCCAACAATATTCTAACTCACCAATCATTATTAGAAGCAAATACGTTGTATCTGGTTCTGATACTGCACAAATCGGTTGGGTAGAAGTTGCTACTGAAGATGGAACAAGTGGATATTTATGGTATCTTAAAGCTGAGTCTGAAACAAGACTTAGATTTGAAGATTACCTAGAAATGTCTATGGTTGAAGGTGAATTATCTAAAAACGGTGGTGCTGCTATTAAAGCGCTTACTGCTGGTACACAAGGTTTATTTGCTGCTATCGAAGATAGAGGTAATGTAAACGTTGGATTCACTGCTTCTGCTGGTATTGATTCATTCGATGCTATTCTTAAGAATTTAGATACACAAGGTGCAATTGAAGAAAACATGCTTTTCTTACAAAGACAAACAGCTCTTGACTTTGATGATATGCTTGCGCAAATCTCAGGTGGTTATGCTGGTGGTACTGCATTTGGTTTATTTGAAAACTCTGAGGAAATGGCATTAAATTTAGGTTTCTCTGGTTTCAGAAGAGGTTCTTATGACTTCTACAAAACTGACTGGAAATATTTAAATGATGCTTCTACAAGAGGTGCTATGGACGGTGTAAGTTCTATTGAAGGTGTATTAATACCTGCTGGAACATCTACTGTTTATGACCAAATTCTTGGTACTAACATTAGAAGACCTTTCTTACATGTAAGATATAGAGCTTCTCAAGCTGATGATAGAAGAATGAAATCATGGTTAACAGGTTCTGTTGGCGGTGCTTATACTTCTACTCTTGATGCTATGGAAGTTAACTTCTTATCAGAAAGATGTCTAGTCACTCAAGCAGCTAACAACTTTGTATTATTCAAAGGTGTGTAGTTGATTTATAAGGTAAGGGCGCTTCGGCGCCCATATACCTTTAACTATTTAATTATATTATATTATGGCAACAAAAGAAAAAGAGGTTAAAAAACCTCAAGCTCCTAAATGGGAGATAAAAGATAGAAGATATTTTTTAAATGATAAGAAAGAACCTTTGACTTATACAATACCTTCTAAACATACAAGAAAACACTCATTACTTTATTTTGATACAGAGTCAGGTAAACAAAGAGAATTAAGATATGCAACTAATCAAGATTCACCATTTGTAGATGAACAAAAAGGTGAAGCAACATTAGGTCATATAACTTTTAGAGATGGGGTGCTATCAGTTCCTAAAGAAAAACAAAATCTACAGAGACTATTATCACAATACCATCCATTAAGAAGTAAAATTTATAGTGAGTTTGATGCAGTAGAAGAAGCAACTGATGAATTAGAGTTGTTAGGTCTACAAGTTGATGCTCTTAATTTAGCTAGAGAAATAGATATTAATCTAGCTGAAGCAATATTAAGAGTTGAAATAGGATCAAAAGTAAATGAAATGTCTTCAAAAGAATTAAAAAGAGACTTATTGATTTTTGCAAGAAGTAGACCTATGTTGTTTATAGAGTTAGCGCGAGATGAGAATGTTCAGCTTAGAAATGTTGCAGTTAGAGCAACTGAAGCAGGAATTATAAAACTATCTCAAGATCAAAGATCATTTTCATGGGCTTCTAATAATAGAAAACTAATGAATGTTCCTTTTGATGAAAATCCTTATTCAGCAATGGCTGCCTTTTTCAAGACAGATGAAGGGGTAGAAATTTACAAGTCTATAGATAAAAAACTATAAATACCTGTAATTATAACAATATAGTCAGGGTCTTCGGGCCCTGAACTATATAATTAAAAGAAATATAAATGGCTATAAACGTAGATAAAGTTTACAAAACAGTCTTATTAATAATAAATAAAGAACAAAGAGGTTATTTAACTCCAGATGAGTTTAATAAAATTGCTACTCAAGTTCAATTAGAAATATTTGAAAGCTATTTTGAAACGTTAAATCAACAAATACGTGTACCACAAAATGAAAGTGAGTACGGTAACAGATATAAAACGGTTCAAGAAAAACTTGATATATTTAAAGTATTAGGCGACGCTTCTTATGTTGTCGCAACACCTAATTATTTTACCCACCCAAATTCTTCAGGAGTGGCTAGCGGAACGCAAACTTTCCCCACAGTTAATACACAAACTGCTTATACATTAACAACAATAACACAAGCTCAAGTAGAAGATAGTAACGTAGTAGTCACTTTAGATGGTGTTGCTTATACTAATTATAATATTACTGGTGGTGTATTTAATTTAACAGCCGGTGCTATTGCTGCAGGTTCTACTTTATTAATTACGTTATATCCACAAGATTTTTATAAACTTGGAACTGTATTTTACAAAGACAATAAAGAAGTTCAATGTGTTCAAAGAAATGAAATAGCTCAAATGAACATGTCTACTATCACTAAACCTTCTGAATATTTTCCAGTATATGTTTATGAAAATAATTATATAATAATATATCCACAAACAATAACATCTGACGTTTCAGTAAGCTATATAAGAAAACCTGGTGATGTGACGTGGAATTTTACATCTACTACTGGTTATTACGTTTGGAATCCTACCACTTCAGTAGATTTTGAATTAGATATATCTGAACAAACTACAGTTATTTTAGAAATATTAAAATATGCTGGTATCACAATTAAAGATCCAATGATAGTTCAAGCAGCTTCACAAGAATTAGCTGCTAATGAAATAAATGAAAAACAATAATAAGTTATGGCAAGTATAATAAAACCACCTAACAATGGTATGATAAGCGAAACAGCACAACAATACTATTCAGGATCTCAAAACTTTAAAGGTGACGCCGGTAACACCGCTGCGCAAAAACTAGAAACAACCTTTGATACTGATTTGTATTTAGGTAATTATGATCCTACTACAACTGATTATGCTTTAAATAATTTTAAAATATACACTAGTGTATTAGGAACCCCAGGAACTTGGACAGAATACACAGCAGCTTACACGCTAGCTAATAATGTTATTACTATAACTGGAAATCCAGGTGCTAATGTTTTTATCGTTGTTCAATTAAAAAGTTTATCCGGCGGTAAATATGGTAACACTCAAGCAGATAAAGCTTATGGTCAAGCTGTAGAGGACAACTACGGTAGTTATCAATACATAAAACTAAATGATGTTGTAAACAACTTCTTAGTTGGATATGTAGGAAAAGATAAATTAATCCCAGATGTTAAAAGAACAGATGTAATTTTCCATGCTAAACGAGCAATGCAAGAGTTTAGTTATGATACACTAAAAAGTATAAAATCTGCAGAGCTAACAATTCCTTCTAATTTAACATTAATATTACCTCAAGACTATGTAAATTATGTTAGATGTTCATGGATAGATGATTTAGGTGTTAAACATATTATATACCCTACTAACAATATAACTATTAGTCCATATTACACGCAATTACAAGATGATCAAGGAGTACCTACTCAAGATAATTTCGGTAATGATACAGAAGGTACATCACTAACACAAGAAAGATGGCATGATGCAAACACAACTTTAATAAATAATAATTTAACTGATGCTGAGATAAGTAACGGTATGGACCCAGATTGGTATGGGTATGGATATGGTTGGGGACTTGGAACTGGATACGGCTGGGGTCAAAGATATGGTTTAGAACCTTCGGCTTCTCAAATGAATGGTTGGTTTAATATAAATGAAAGAGAAAATAAATTATCTTTTTCTAGTAATTTAGCAGGAAATCTAATGGTTTTTGAATATGTTTCAGATGGATTAGCTTATGATTTAGATAGTAAAGTTCCTAAACTTGCTGAAGACGCTATGTATTCTTATATAATATACTCTATTATAGCTAGTAGAATTAATCAACCTGAATATGTTGTTTTAAGACTTAAAAAAGAAAAAGCAGCTAAATTAAGAAATGCTAAAATTAGATTATCTAATATCAAACTAGATGAGATAGTACAAGTTATGCGCAACAAATCTAAGTGGATTAAAAATTAAATATGGCAGAAAATAAAAATAGCTTTATCAAGTCTAAGATGAATAAAGACTTAGACGATAGACTAGTACCAAATAATGAATACAGAGACGCTCAAAACATAGCAGTCTCTAGATCTGAAGACCAAGATGTTGGTGCGCTAGAAGCTGTTTTAGGTAATGAAAAAGTTATAGATAGCTCAGATGGTACTCAATGTATTGGAACACATATTGATGACGCTAGTGGGTACATATATTACTTCATGACAGATAACACTGCATCTGCCACTCTTTTATCTACTTCTACTAAAAAATGTAAAATATTAAGATGGCAACCAAGTTCAAATACTTCTACGCCTCAAACTTTAGTGTCAGGTGTTTTCTTAAACTTTTCAACAACTAGTAGAGTTACTGGGATTAACTTATTAGAGAATTTATTATTTTGGACTGATAATAGAAACCAACCTAGAGTTATAAATGTAGTAACAGCATCTTTAAACAGTTCTTATTATGATAGTGAGACTAGCGTAACAGTATGTAAGTTTGCGCCTTATTTAGCGCCTGATCTAATAGATCTTAGAAGTATTAGTGATTTAAAACCTAGTACAATGTCTGATGCTGAAAATCTACCTGTTATAGCTATAGGTTCATATACATGGGCTACAGACAACTTAGATGTAACTAGATATAGAAATGGTGATTTAATACCACAAGCTGAATCTTATACAGATTGGGTTAATTATGATACCGCTTCAACAGGTTGTTGGTGTTATTATGATAATCAATTAAGTAATGGTGTTGTTTATCAAAAACTCTATAATAGACATGCTGTAACAGATTCTAGAAATTTAGCTCCTTATGGTTATACGTTAGCTACAGAAGCTATGTTTACTAATCTTAAATCAGACACAGCAACAGGAACTCCAGGTAATATAAAATCTACAGATTTATGGACAAGTACGTCTAGTGCTTCTAATAACACTAAAGGTTTTGATGGAACTCCTTCAGGTCAGAGAAAAGCTACTGCTGCTAACGATGATTTTGCTAATTTGACAACTGAAGCTAGATATTGGATAGCTGATGCTAACAAGTATTTTCTAATTGAAGATAATGCTAACGCGCCAACTATTGTTACTAATTCAGGCACAAAACAAGGTTACGCTGTAAGAGTAACTCAAAACGCTGGATTTAAAGGATGGCAAGGTGACCCAGAATTTATAAAAGATAAATTTGTTAGATTTAGTTATAGATTTAAATTTGCAGATGGAGAGTATTCAATCATTGCTCCTTTCACACAAGAGTGTTTTATACCACAACAAGAAGGTTGGTTTTTAAATGATGATGAAGATGATGCAATGAGATCAACTATTATTAAATTTATGCAAAATAGTATTAATAATATTGTTTTAAATATACAATTACCTTCCTTAGATATTGTAAGTGATTATCAAGTTAGTGATATAGATATTATATATAAAGAATCAGATTCTCTTGCTTATAAAATACTACAAAGTATAGAGGTAACTCCTCAATTTATAACCAATCTAAATAACACTAATATATATCAGTACACATATCAGTCAACTATTCCTTTTAAAACCCTACCTACAGACGAAACTACTAGAGTATATGATAAAGTTCCAGTAAGAGCTTTAACTCAAGAAGTTGCAGGTAATAGAGTAATGTATGGTAATTTTATACAAGGATACAACGCTCCTTTAGGATTAGATTATGCTGTTGCATCTGGAGATAGAACAGCTCAAGGCGCTGAAGAATATCCTCAACATTCAGTTAAACAAAACCGAAACTATCAAGTTGGTATAATATTAGCTGATAAATGGGGTAGACAAACAGATGTAGTGCTATCTTCAAAAGATAATGTATTAGTTGCTGGTGGTGAACCAGTTGAAGGATCTAATTATTTTACAACTTACAGATATGCTGAAAACGCAGAATTAACAAAGTCTTGGACAGGTGAAAACTTAAATTTAACATTTGACAGCGTAATAAATATAAATGGTGATAATAGTGCTTTATATGCACAACCAAGTATGTATACAATTGGTAGCTCATCAGCTCCAACATATGCTTCTCCATGGGCTGGATTTTTAAATTATAGCGTGCAAGAACAGAATACTGTAGCAAGTCAAGTTTGTTATGCCTGGACAAATATGTTAGTAGGTACTGTTGCTTCAGGCAACACTTTAAAGCTTTATACAAACGATGGATCTGGATGGGTAGAAGTCACTTTACCATTTACAGCATCTACCAACGGTAGCGGTCAATTGCAAACTTGTTTTAATAGCGGTGCTAGTTTATCTGTTAGTGGTTTAAAAATTAAATTAGTATATTTATTTGAAGGAACTACTAATGAAGCAGGTAAATATAGGTATCAATTAGATTATTTAAAGTTGGATGCTGATACTACTGCTAGTATAGCTAATACAACAGCTTTATTTGGAGTAGGTAGAAGTTTAAGAGGTAAATATGTAGATTATACAGAGGTAAAAACATTTGCACAAGTTGGAACAACTGATGTTTTTAATATATATACTGATGATGAAATTTCAGATAACTATATGTTTCAAGGAGACACTGACCCCGCTAGTAATCCAACTACTAGGACAGAACCAAAAACAGATAAACAAGTAAGTAATTTTACTTATAATATAAATGTAAATGGTTTCTATTCATATAGAGTAGTAGTAAAGCAACAGCAACAAGAATTTTATAATGTTTATCTACCTGGAATTATAAGCGGTTATCCAATACAGGGTAACACTACTGAAATAGGTAGTACAGCTTTTTGTGTTTTAGTACATGATAATATAAATAAAGTACCGAGACAATTAACAGAAATTAGTAATCAAGACGTTCAATTTAATAGTGATCTTACGTGGTTTGGTAGAGTAACTAACAATACAGTTGCAGGGGCTGGAAATAATACGCAGTTTTTTCCAAATACAACTCCTGATTCAGTTGAATTAATAGGTGGTATTAGAGATGTATTTCCAGAAATAGACTTTACTGCGGGAGCCGCAGGTACACCTCCTTATATAAATTCTAATTCTATTTTTGATTTAGACCAAAAACCATTTGTAGCAAAAATTAGTGTACAAAAAGCTATGGGAGTTCCTCAAGGAGATTTTAATACAACCACTGGTAGTGCTGAATATCCTGATGTTATGTCTTTATCTGTTTATGAAACTTCACCAACAGTTTCTAATCTTGATTTATTTTGGGAGAGTTCTACAACGGGTTTAATCTCAGACATAAACGAAGCAGTGGTAGGATCAGGAACAGCTATAACAGGATTAAGTAGTTTTGTTTGGCAATATAACGAAGGAGATTGCGCAGGATCTGATATAACAACAGCTTTTTTCGCACAAACACCTCAAGGTAACGATGTAAGCACTACAGCTATATTATCATCTGTTTATTCTTATGACCCTGTATCTCAAAATCTAGATACAAGTGTTAATAGAAATAATGAATTTCAGATAGCGGCTGCCGGTGGTGGTGCATGGAAGTTGCAAAATACAGCTACAAACGCTTGTTTAACAGATTTTGAATGGTTACAAAAATATCAATTTAACATACAGTTTACTCAAGCTGATGGTACTACTTCTAATCAAAGTTTTACTAGGACTTTAGCAAATGATGTGCCTATTATAAATCTAGTAAATAGTCCACAACCTGAGGCAACTGATACTACTATTTTAAAATGGACAGGAACTGCTTTTAATGGAATAGGAAAAGTAGAAGGATTTAATGGTAGTTGTGATGCATGTGATAAGTCTAAAGATTTAGTTTGGACAATACAAAGTTGTAGATGGAAAAGTGTTGTAACAGGTAATTGGTATAGTGAAATAACAGGTACTAATACCGCCGCTCCTTTAGCTTCTACAGATATTGCTACGTATTTTTACATAAAAGCACAATCAGAACAAAATGCGGCTACGTGTAGTGGAGGTAGTCCAGAGAATTTTTATGGTATATGGTTGGAAAGAAAAGCAGATGTAAGTGGTAGTATAGGAACTTTACAAGGTGATTTCTTTTCATCTACATTGCATGAAGTTGTTATTCAATTAAGCGACACAAATGGAACTAGTGCTTCTGAAACATTAGCTATTCAATTCACGCCTTCAGCAGTAACATATACAGGAGTAGTTGCTAATTATTATACAGCATCTACAACTCCAAGTGATCCAAATTATATAGTTCCAGCACAACACTGGTTAAGTACGCCAACAGGAAGTGGTATGCAACCAGGTTGTTCATCAGCTTATGCATCACCAACATTACCAATATGGGTAGGAGGTATACAAAACTGGACATCTAATAAAATATATATATACATGAAAGTATATAGTACGGCTTTACCTACTCCAGCATTTGCATTACAAGCAAGTTTTGGAGGGTACAATACAGATACCACTTCAGCAATGAAAGCTCCAGCTTATGGAGATGGAACAAATGGTTTAGATCCCTCTGGAAGTTCTCCTACAAACGGACCAGCTACAGTGGCTTATGATACTACAGGAATAGTTTATTCTTTAGTAGGTTCTTTAGAAGCGTTTACTCCAACCGCAGCTGCTACAAACGCTGGCGTAGTACCAGGAGATAATGCATCTGCTGCTTTTGGAGCTAGTCAAAACTTTAAAGATTCTGCGTGGATAAACTGTAAACTTGAATGGACAAATTTCACAGATTGTTCAGCTGGTGCTAAAGTAACTTTGGTTTATGATTTAGTAGGAAATCCAGCACCGGTTAGTCCACAAAATGTAACAGCAGCTTCAGGTGTTCCACCATTTCACACTAGTGTTTGGTATAAAACAAGTGGCTGGCCAGGAGCATAGTAAAATATTAAATAAATAAGTGATTATAATAGATGGCAACGACACTACAGATAAAATACTATAATACCTATATTTTAAAGAAGATAAACCAAACATGGAATGCTTCTACTGGTAATATGGATAGAACAAACGCTCAATATGATTGGTATGTTGAAGAATCAAGAATAAAAGGTGATTTCAATGGTAAGTTTTCTGGTATTGCTCCTAGAGCTTATTTAGCTACAGAGAATAAATATCAAGAATCATTTGGTAATAGTATTATATATTCTGGAATTTTTAATTCTAGAACAGATGTTAATGAAACAAATCAATTTTCAGTTGCTAATGAGATTACAAGAACTGTAGATCCTTCTAAAGGAACTATACAATTACTATATGCTGAAGATACTAACTTGATAATATTCCAAGAATATAAAGTTAATAGAGCTTTAATAGATAAAGATGCTATTTACACAGCTGAAGGTCAACCTTTAACTACAAGTAGTAATTTAGTTATAGGTCAAGTACAATCTTATGCAGGGGAATATGGTATAGCTACAAATCCAGAATCATTTGCAGTATATGGTTATAGAAAATATTTTACTGATGCTAATAAAAGTGCAGTAATGAGATTATCTCAAGATGGTTTAACAGAGATATCTAGCTATGGAATGTATGATTATTTTAGAGATAACCTAAGTTTAAGTAACCTGGGTGAAATAGGTAGGTTAGTAGGTGGTTGGGATATACATAGTAAACAATATGTATTATCAATTCAACCATCTGTAGGGAAAGATAGTGGTGCAAGAGCTGTTACTCTTTCTTTTGATGAAAAAACTAGAGGTTGGACTAGCTTCTATAGTTATATTCCAGCTTACACTTTTAGTGTAGATAATAGGTTTTATAGTTTTGATTTAACCGGTGATTTATATCAACATTATTCAGAGAATATAGATAGAGCTGCTTTTTATGGATCAAAAAATATATCCACTGTTACAACAATATTTAATGCTCAACCATCTATGAGTAAAACATTTAAAACGGTTAATTATGAAGGTGATGGTAATTGGTCTTTAAGTTCTTTTGTAACATACTTAACTAATACGTCAGATACAGCTCATTCTATAGATGTTTATACAGTTCCTACTACTTTAGCAAACATGGAAAGTGCATTGCTACAAAATACTTTTAAAGCAAAAGAAAATAAATATTTTGCTAATTTATTAAACACTAGTCCAGTGAATCAAGGAGAAGTTATTTATGGAGCTGATATATCTGGAGTAAAAGGATTTTATGGTATAGCTACGTTTAGTGCTACTAATGAAGCTGGCGCAAGTCAAACAAACGAATTATTTGCAGTATCTACAGAATACGTGCAATCATCATATTAAATTAAATGATAATAAAAAAATTTAAAACCAATAGTGATAATGAAATCATTAATTGGTGGAAAGATTGGGGTTTAAAAATTCCTGATCAAGAATGTCTACCTAAAAAAGGTTATGTTATTACTAACAAAAACATTAAAGTAGCAGCTGGTTATTTATATTATACCAATGCTAAAATAGCTTATGTTGATTTTGTTATTTCTAATATAAAATATAGAGAAAAAGATAGAAACACTTTAATAACAACGCTAATTGATCACATGGTTCAAAAAGCTTTAAATAAAGGTTGTAAATTTGTATGGGCTACGACAGCTAATACAAGTATAGTAGACAAGGTTAAGAAATTAAACTACAAAGTATTAGATAAAAAACACAACATAATATATAAATATTCATAAATATGGGAGCAGCATCAGGAGTAATCAGCGGGGCAGTTGGCTTACTTGGAGCAGGAGCCGCGCAGCGAAGAGCCGCAGACGATAGAAGAAGGGCTCAACAAGAAACTGACCGTCTTAAAGGTGAGTTGAACACGCTAGAAAATACAAGACAACCTATTATAAATCCGTACGAAGACGTAACAGATACTAGCGGTGAACTATCAAACACGTATGCTAATTTAGGTGTAGCGACAGAAGCTGCTAAATTTCAAGCGGAACAAGCTGATATTTCTTTAGCTAATACCCTAGATACATTAAGAGCAACTGGAGCTAGCGCAGGTGGTGCTACAGCTTTAGCCCAAGCAGCATTACAAAGTAAAAAACAAGTATCTGCTAGTATACAATTACAAGAAGCTCAAAATCAAAAACTATATGCTCAAGGTGAAGAAAGATTAAACCAAGCTAAAATGCAAGAAGAACAAAGGTTACAATCAGCTGATGTTATGGGTAAACAATTTATGTTTGGTGCAAAAGAACAAAGAGAAGTAGCTGAACTTAATAGAACCGCAGGTATGTTAGACAATGCAAATCAAGACTTAAGAGATGCTAGAACCGCTGAAGCAGGTGCAGAAGCACAAATGTACAGTTCATTAAGTAACGTAGTTGGTGGTATAGGAGGTTTAATAGGAGGTTAAAAATAAAATTATGGCAACAAAACAATCATCAAGTTATCCTTTACCAGGAGTTAGTTTACCTAGTGTAAATTATAATCAATATTCTAATCCAAAAAGAGGGAGATCACTACCTCCAGCAGCTGCTATGGTAAACGTTTTACAAGCAGGGGACAAATTACGTCAAGACCAAGAAGCCGCAAGAAAAGCAGAAGAAGCTAGAAAAGAAAAAGAACAGAAAGCTATTATAGAAAATATGCAAAGAGTTCAAACCAATGCTGATCTCTGGAATCTAGAGCAGATGAGTAATCTACAAACTATTCCTCAAACCTCTGCTATTCAAGATCAATTACAAGATACTTTACAAGGTAGGATAGATATGGCTACACAAGCTCAAGTTTATTTAAAGACTCAATTTGGAGATAAAGGGAAAAGAAAGTCTGCTCAAAAAGCTATTAATGATTATTATGATTTGTTAGCTCTTACTAAAAATACAGTAACTAATTTCACAGCATTAGGTTCTTATTGGAAAGAAAAAGCTCCAACTATTGGAAGTGCTATTACTATTATAGGTAATGATGAAGAAGAAATGGCTAATAATCAATATTTCGTTAATGCTTTAGGAGGTATTTATGACGATGCTCAGTTCCAAATGGTTTTCGATCAAGAAAATAATGATATAATGATAAAGGTTTCTGGTCATGAACATGATTTAGTAGATGGTAAAATGGTTCAAGGAGATTATAGAGAAAAAATAATGAGCGCTAGAGCATTTAATGCTAGAACTGGTGAAGGAAAAGATTTTGGTTTTGTTTCAAACGTTCCTCAAATTGTTAATGAAACAATTAAAAAGTTATATCCTAAAATAAAAACTCCTGAAGGAGATGGTTTAGGTATACTAAATGATAAAGGGGTTATATCTGACAAATACTGGATAGGTGAAGAAATTGTAACTGGAAATTTAAATAAAGGTTATACAACAGCTGCTATAAGAAAACAATTGAATTTAGATTTGTTAAGAAAAGATATGGCTGGTCTTTTAAAACAGAAAATAGGGGGTGTTGTTTCTACGGGACCACAGCAAATAGCTAATTTTTGGAATATAGATTTAAAAAAGTTAAATGAAGGATTTCAAAATTCTTATCAAGAAATGTTACCAGATAGCTTAGCTATGGAAACAGCATTGTTTGATAATGTAATTGAGAGTTTAACTAGTTATGACGGTATAACTCAAGATGAAAATGGTAATATATTTATGGAAAGTAATAAATCTATTAACAAACCAAGTCCACGTACTCCAACAAAAACTCCAGATAGCTATAGAGTTGATACAATACAAGGAGCTATTTTGTTAGGAGGATCAAGCCCATTAGATGCAACAAAGTCAGTTATCAAGAAAATGGCTAACAAAGATATTTATACAGCTGACGAAATATATGATATTTGGTTAAATGCTGCTCCAGCAGAAGATTTAAAAAGCAGCGCGCCTACAAATAGAGATCATTATAACTTAGAAGATACACCTGATGCAAGAACAACGTTTAATCAACAAGTAAAAAATGGTAATTTATTTGAAGTTAAAGGCGGTAGAGTTTCTTCTGTAGGTGATTATAACTTTGATAGCGCGGAAGAGAGGCTTAATTATATATTAAACTCCTTAACATCGGGTGAAAGATCACTTATAAATGATAAGAGTAAATTAAGAAAATTAGCTTGGGCTACAGATTGGAAAGCTAGTAATAAAAAAAATAAAGACGAAACTTTAACCGCATATGTAGATAGAATGAAAAAAGCCTACAAAGAACAATTCAAAAAGAATTATTAAAATATGGAAGAACTAGAGATCTATCAATTACCTGATGGACAAAGGGTTGACATAACTAATTGGCCTGATGACTATAAGTTTATTTGGTTAGCAGAAAATTCCGAAGCAGAAGCAGTAGAACCTAAGGGTAATGAGATAGCTTTAGATACTAGTATTTTTGGTATTCCAGGAGGTATAACACCAGAGTCAGAAATAGGACCGGACATGTATGGCCCATCCTTGCCTCAAGGTTATCAAGATTTTGATTTAACTGAATTGACAAATCAACTTTTTAGTAGAGACATTGAGAAATATGATAGAAAAATGGGTGGGTTTGATTCAGACGAAAAATTTGATACTAAACTTAATCTATCTTTAGAAGATCTTGAAAGAGAAGATGTTAAAGATGCAGTTATTAAAAATTATATTGATTTACAAAAAAATATTTTTGGTGAATTTGATGAAAGAATTCCTGGATTAGAGGGAGAATTAGCTAGCGGTATTGATAGTTATAGCCAAGAAGATAGAGATAGCGCTGTGTATGGTAAGATTGATAGACAAACCTTTATTAATCAACCTAGTATTAAGTTAGCTTTGGAAGAAGGTATGATTACAGTTGGTGATTTACAAAACGGTATGTATCCTGGTTATACTGCATGGCCAAAAAATGCTAGTAAAGAAATATCTGGCATGTCAGGTATTACAACACCTGAAGGATATGAATTATCTAATGCTGAGGTTTATGAAATAATGTGGCAAACAGATATGCCGTTTAATACAGATGTAGAAAGATTAAAAAGAGAGTCAAGAAAAAAAGTTAATAGATTTGTATTAAAAACACCTGGTCAAATAGAATCTATTATTGATTTACAAAAACTAAACCAACCGTATATATATGAAGAGTTTGCTGAAGATGATGGGTTTATAGAAGGTTTTTTTAGCACCGACGCTTTATCTCAAGATCCCGATTTTAATATAAAAGATTTTAATGGTTTTCTAGCAAACAGAGGTCACAAAAATTATTTACAAGAACAACTAGCTAAAATAGAAAACGATAATAGTGATAATGCTTTAAAAGCTAGAGAACTTTTAAAACTACAAGGTTTAAATTTATATTTAAACGAACAAATAAATAGAGATTTATTACAGCAAAAACTAATGTGGGAAAAAGCTAATCCTACTAAGGATGCTGATACAGAGGGAATACAGTTTTACATGTCACCTAAAAATTTCAATCCAGATTTTATAAAAAATTGGATGAAAACAGAAACACCTTATGTTTATAATCATTTGGAACAAAACCAATTAAGATTAGAAAAAGAATATCAAAACGTTTTAAGTTCAGGAGGTAATGTTGGAACAGGTGAATTTTTAAATAAAATAAGTTCAAATGCTTGGGTGGGTTTTTGGCATGATTTTACTACTCCACTTGCTACATACGCAATGGATGTTTTACCCGGTGAATACACTGATGAAATTGCAGAAAACTGGAGACGTAATACTTTAATTAATAACTTTGAAAGAGGAGACCAATTAAGATACGCATATAAAAGAGGTAAAATATTAGAATTCCCAGAATATGGAACAACATATTTAGTTAGTGATGATGGAAGAATATTTGATGATGGAAACAAAGTAGAAGCTACATCTTTTTTAACACCACAACAAAGAAATAAGATAGTTGAAAGAACAAGAAAAGAGGGTAGAACAGGTAGTTCATTTTCTAGTTCTGGTTTAGCCTTTGAATCATCTAGAGTTATTGGGGATTTATTTGGTCAAATAGCTTTAACTAGAGGTATAGGTAAAACAAAAGCTGCTCTTGGTAAATTTACTAGAGGGTTAGGAGTTTTAGGTCCAACTAAAAACTTTTTAAAATCACTGCCTGTTAAAAGTCAGGTTGCTGATGCTATTATAGCTCAAGGAACAATTGGTTTTGTAAGAGGTTATGAAGATACTTTATTAGCTGCTAGATCTGCTGGTTTACCAGATGATGAATCAAGAGAATTAGCTGCAAACGCTTCTGTTCAAACAGGTTTTTGGTATGCTATTACAGCGCCTATTAGTCCTCAAACTAAAGCTCAAAATTTATTATTTGGAAAACCTGTTAAAGAGAATATTGACGTAGCTGTTCAAACTTATATGAAACAAGGTTGGAAAGGGTGGAATGAGTTTTGGAAAACACAAGGTCAAAGATTTGGAACTAGAGAAGGTTTAAAAGAAACTGGAAAAGGTATTCTTAGAACAGGTGATATGATTCAGAGAGAAGGTTGGAAAGAACTTTTTCAAGAAAATATACAGCAAGCTGGTGAAACTCTAGCAATAGGAGCTGATATAAATAGACAAGCTGGTCAACAATTACTTAAATCAAATTATACTTTAGAAGATTTTATACACACTTCTGCATTGTCTTTTACAGCTGGCGCTTTTATGCCAGGGGCTGGAAAGATTGTAAATTCTTCAAACCAACAAATAAGAGAGTTTATGGGTTGGGATGCTGTTGATAGATTTAACTCATTGGCTTATATGGCTTACCATGAGTCTGATTTAAAAAAATTATTAGCAAGTCAAATTGATCAAGGTCTTTATACTCAAGAAGAAGCTGATAATTTACTTGGAGAAGTTGATCAATATAGAAATACAATAAATCATGTACCGCCTAATATGTCAGCAAATGCTGCTTCTACAATACTAGAAGATATACAGCAGTTAAACAAACTTGAAAACGATAAGAAAAAAGCACCAAAAGGTTTTACAGGTTTTGATGATGAAATTCAACAATTAAAAGATAGAATAAATAATACTTATTATGACGAGTTAACTAAAGCTCAACGAAAAGGTATAATGGCAGCAGCCAGAGCTGGTGTTGCAGGTAAAACTATATATAAAGACTTTAACTCTGAAGAAGAAGCTTTAGAATATTTAAAAAATACTATTAGCAAGTTTGATAAAGAAAAAGGTAGAGATAGAACAAACCAAGAATTTGAAAGGTATTTAAAAAATAGATTCTTTAAAGGTAATTCTTTTGGAGCTATGTTTACTCAAGATGGTACTAAATATGCTCTTGAATTTAAATACAATGCTGCAAAAAGTAAAGGTGGTAAACGTATGACTCAAACAGCTCAGCATGAATTTTTTCACGCTTTAATAAATGAAGTAGTTTCAAATGATGCTGAAGCAGGTAGATTATTAGGTAAAGCATTGTTTAATGAACTAGGTAAACTTGATTTACAATTAGAAGATGATTTAGATCAAAGTGTTATGCCATCTGATTTCAAAAGAAGATTAAAAGGATATTTAACTCGTTTTGAAACTATTAAAGATAAAGTAAATAGACAAGTAAAAAACAAAATTATTAGTAAACAAAAAGCTGATCAAATTTTAGAACAAAAATATAGTGATACATGGGAAGAGGCTATGAACTTATACTCAGAAGCAATTGGAGATCCTGATGTAAATTTAAAATATGATGCTTCAGCTATAGAACAAATTAGAAACTCTTGGAGAAGAGCATTACAGTTTGTAGGAGCTAGAGATATAGATTTAGGAAGTGGTAAAGCTGTTTTTAACATGTTACAGGATTATAATAAAAGTGTTAAATCAGGAATGCTAAAATACAACAGGGCATTTAAAAAATTAGGAGAAAAACAAGGTTTAACAGAAGAAGAAAAAAAGAAATTAAAAGAAGAAGAAAAAGAACTTGACGAAAAAACTATACCTAAATTAAAAAAGAAATTAGATAGACAAAAAGAAAAGCAAGCTAAACAGATAAAAAAAGACTTAGCCACTATAGAATTAGCAGCTGAAATTGCGGATACAAGAAAGAAAAGAAAAGCAGCAAAGAAAAAAGCTATAACAACAGCTGTCGCCGCTGCTAACATTGATGAAGAAGAAAGTGATTTAGCTAATAAAATTAATGATAAGTTTTCTTTAAGAGTAGATAAAAAATTAACTCCAGAAAATTTTAAAGAAAACATAAACAACTATTATGATCGCGATGTTTTTTCTACAAAAACTGGTATTGATAGTGTTCTTTATGATATAATGCAAGAGTACGAAACAGTTATTGAATATAGAATAGAATCTAGATATAGTTCATTACCTAATATTGCAAAAGAAGATTTATTGTTTGAAACTAATTTTGAATTAATAAAACATATTAGAAATTTTAATAAAGAGTTTTTAAAATTAAGAGATAAATTTAAAGATCAACTAGCTGCTAAAGGTTTGAGTAAGGCTGAAATAACTAAAAGAGTTGAGGCTCAAGACGATAAAGGTTATAAAAATTCAAAAGGTGAGTTAATAACTGAGAACAATGATTTAAATGCATGGATAAACTCTCAACTTAATAACAAAATAAAACAAGCTTTAAAAAGACCAGGAATTACTACTGAAAAATTTACAAGTGAAATAGATGAAAGAACTTTAGGTGAAATAGACGAAGAGTCTAAAGTTGGTGAGCAAAAAATGAAGTTTGAAGAAGATCAAGAAAAACTAGTTGAACTATTAAGTGATCCTATTTTTGGTTTTGTAGATGTAAATGGAGATCCTATTATTATAGAAACACTACCATTAGGTGATAGAGCAATTACTTTAGAAACAATAGACGATGTTGATGTAACTATAAATAGAAGAATAGCAGCTGAAGAAGATCCTAAAATTAAAAAAGAATTAGAGCAACAAAAAAGAGATTTAAAAAGAGGTTTAGAATTAGAAGCTATAAAAGGTAGAACTAAAGCTGAAAACGATGAATTAAAAAAATTAAAAGATTTTGAAGTCTATGATTTAGGTTCTAGAGGAGTCTTGAAAACGTTTAAAGCACTTAGCGTACCTCAAAAACCTGTTGACATGCTTGTAAAAGAGGTTGAAAATCAAATATTAAGAGCACCAAATGTAGAAACACTTCAATTTTATAATTTTCAAAATAAGCTTCAAAAAATCATATATCCTTTATTAAGAAAAGTTACATTTCAAAAAGGTCCTTTTTTAGATGAGTTTATGTATACTCATTGGAAATTATTATTAGACGTTATTAATAACCCGTTTGATCCTGTAACAGGACAAGCTACGTATGCTGCTAAAATGATGCCGGAATCTTTAAAAGAGTTTAATGAAGAGGGTAGAAGAATTAAAAGAAAAAAAGTAACAAGAGCATTATTTTTACAAACATATTATGGTAAAAATAAAGCTACTGAAATAATAAAAAAATATAGTAAAACACCAGCAAAAGAATTAAAGCAATTAGTTTCTACAGAAATAAGTCCTAAAACTGGTAGAGAAATAGGTCTAACAGGAGTTTATGATAGAAGAACGGCTTTAATGGAATTATTAAGTAATGTTTTTGTTTTACAACAAGCTAGAAAATCATTAAGAAGTCAATCTTTTTTAAATCAAATAGGTGAAAAAAATACTAACTTATATAATCAATTAAAAAATGACAATATAATAGCTGATGTTTTAAATGATATGGCTAGTGGAAAATCATCTGTTGTTAAATTTAGTTTAAATAATGAGCTTAGCCCTTTCTTTAAAGGAAGAACTGTACTACAACAATTTCTAATGGGTAGTGTTATGCAGGATGCTCAGCTAAACGTGCAGATAAAATCTAAAAATCATGAACTTAAAAATTCTATAAAGTTTTCTGTTCCTAATTTAGGTAACATGAAAGACGAAGTAATAGCGTTTTATTTAATAGATAAATTTTCTAAAGGTTATAATAATTTTGAATTTAGAAATATAGAAAACTCTAAAGGTAAACTTACAAATAAATTATTAGAAGAAGGAGATGTTAAGTTTAATAGTGATTTTAATTTTGACGAATATAGTACAGATATAAGTCAAGCAATAAATCAAATTATAGCTGAAGGTGAAGGTATAGATCCTAAAAAAGTATTTGATAATATTGAAGCAAGGAACCGGGGTAAAAAGTTTGGAAAATATAATAATAGTTGGTGGTTAGGGCCAGGTGATCAGGATTTAAAAGGATTATTATGGCAACTAGTTAGAACAAAAGGTAAAAAAGCTGATCAACAATTAGATTGGTTATATGACAATATATTAGCACCTTACACACAAGGTCATTTAAATATAGCTACTGCAAGAAACAAAACTAACAAAGACTTTGTTAACTTGATGAATAAATATCCAGCTATAAAAGATAGGTTAAAAAAAGAAGTTCCTGGATTTGGAAGTTTTACAATTGATCAAGCTATAAGGGTTTATTTATGGAATAAAGGTAAATTTCAAATGCCTAGTAAAGGTCAACCTGGTTATATAGATAAGAAAAACATGTTTGAACTATCAAACTTTGTAAGAAAAGATCCAGAGCTACGATCTTTTGCTGAAGAGCTATCAATACTAACTAAGCAACCTAATGGATATATTGAACCACAAGGAGATTGGTTTATCAGCACTATACAAATGGATGTTGCTGATAAATTAAAAATACAACAAAGAAAAAAATGGTTAAAAGATTATCTTTATGCAGTTGAAATGGCTTTTAATGCAGATAATTTAAATAAAATAGAGGCTGTATATGGAAAAGTATATAGAGAGGCTTTAGAAGATATGCTTTATAGAACTGAAACAATGGCTACTACAAACAAAGACATGCAATTGGATAATGCTACAAAAGGTTTTATGCATTGGATAAGAGGTTCTGTAGGTGTTACAATGTTCTTTAACTCTAGATCAGGTTTGTTACAGCTTGTCTCTACATTAAACTATATAAATACAAGTGATAATAATCCATTATCTTTTGGTACAGCTATGGCTAATTTACCTCAACTAAGAAAAGATGTTTCGTACTTATGGAATTCTGATTATTTACAAGATAGAAGAACAGGAATGTTAAATGATCTGCAAGAACAAGAAATTCAAGCTATTATTTTTAACAATGATTCTAAAAATCCTGTTGATATTCTTCATCAAGCTACTAATTGGGCGCTTAAAAAAGGATTTTTCTTAACTAGAATTTTTGATAGTATTGCAATTGCGTTTGGTGGAGCTTCATTTTATAGAAACAGAATTAATACTTATATAAAAGATGGTTTTAATGAAAAGGAAGCAGAACAAAAAGCTTATTATGATTGGTTTTTAATAACAGAAGAAACTCAACAATCTGGAGATCCTTCAAAAATATCTATGAACCAAGCTGGTATGATGGGGAGATGGATGTTAGCTTTTCAAAATACTCCTTTACAATATAGTAGAGTTATGAAAAGGGATATAGTAGATATTATAAACGGTAGAGGTAAAAAACTAAAAAACACTGATAAATGGGATACCGGTACTTGGAATAAGTTAACTAAAATAACATATTATGGTGGAATTCAATATGCTATTTTCTCTTTTTTACAAAATGCTTTATTTATGAAATGGTTTGATGACGATGAAGAAAGATGGCCAACTGGTAAATATGACAAACAACAACAAAGATTCTGGAATGGATGGTTAGATAACTATTTAAGAGGTGGAGGATTGAAACTAGCATATGTTGCATGGGCTAAGAACGCTGCGCTTGGTATGTATAATACATATAATGATCCTAAAGCACCATACAAAGGACAAGAAGTTGTTTTAGCTTTAACTGATGGTTTGATTCCTTTAAATATAAAATTAAGAAAAATATTTAGTGCTTATCAAACTTTAGTTTGGAACAAAAAGGAGAGTGAGTGGTTGATACAACAACATGGTCGTTTTAGTTTAAAAAATAAGTATCAACTTGCTGCGGCTCTTCAAATGATTGAAGGATTTACAAACGCTCCGTTAGGAAGAATTCATAGAAAAATGGAAAATGTAAGTAATGCTATGAGTAGTGATTATAGAATATTATTAAGACTTATGTTTTTAATGGGTTATAGTACTTGGAACTTAGGCCTTGAACAAAACAATACAAGAAGAGGCAGATCTAATGAATTAGATTTTGGCCCTAATATAGATTTTGATAAAGATTTAGATTTAAAACCAAAAATAAAATTTTAAAAATTATGTGGAAATTAACAAAACAATACTGGAAAGACATGTGGAATTACATGTGGAGTAAAACTGATATTGATGAAAAAGTAATATCAACTTTAGAAGAAATACAAAAAAGATATAAACTTACAGCTAAAGAACTAGCTGATGTAGGCAACGCAATAAAACAAGTAGGAAATCAAATAGATGATATTCCAGCTGCGTTAGCCGGTAAAAAAAGAAAAGGTAGAAAGCTTAATATGGGTCCTAAACCTGTTAATATGAATAAAAAAAAATAAATAATTAATGAAAAAATTACTAGCGCTTGTTTTATTAATGACACTATCTTTTCAAGCACAAGAAAAGAAAAAGTTATTTAAAGATTTTTTTAAGTACAGTACTCTTTACGTATCTGGAGATCTTAAGAACTCAAAAGAAAATGCACCAAGTTATTTTGTAAGAACAAATCCAAATGGAAGTTTATACGATGTACCTGTTGTAGTGGATGGAACTGATTATTATAATCATGATTACCGCTATGGATTTGGTATTCGTAAGATTGCAAGATTTGATTATGAAATAAAGGGTAAACAATACTATGATGGGACTGAATCTAACGTTGCTATGACGGCTCCTAATTCAGCTATTAAAGGTTTTGAATATGTATTTCATACTGAAAAAGAAAGATCCAGAGATGATGTATTTAAAAATCACAGATATTTCTTAAAACAC